CAAGCTAAACTGCAACAGTTACAAGCTAAACTGCAACAGTTACAAGCTAAACTGCAACAGTTACAAGCTAAACTGCACAAAGAGTTCCGCTGGTACTGTGACACTATCTTGCAGGGTGGCAGTCTCGCGGTACGTATTGCATACAGGGTCCATGTAGCGCAGTCCATACTGGACGCGGTAGACAAGGGTGAGGTACGAGACGATCCGGCACTGGGGAGCTACTGCATCCTCATTGGTGCTTCACTGTACAGTGAGGATGACTTGGACAGGTTACTTGATACAGAGTACCTGCTGGATGACTTGTATGACGCGTGGTGCGGTATTGTACATACGAGCGAGGAGTGGAGCGATACTGTGGATAGATATCTTGATACACTAAATACAGAGAGGAGATAATACATATGGAACCTATTGAAAACATTGAGGAGGTACGCGAGTGGTACGAGACTACACTGGAGGGCGCTGCAGAGAATGGTAGAGAGGACTTCCAGTGCGGCGGATTGAGATGCGAGCATTGCCCGTTCAAACATTACAGCGGCAGCTGCAACGACCCTAACGCCAAGGGTGGTGCTGGCGTGCAGCGTACTGTAGAGGAGTGGCAGCAGTGGTGGTACGAGCTGACTGGTGAGAGTGACACACGGACGGCGGAGGAGATACTTGCTAAAGACGGTACAGAGACGGCTGCTGCGGATGAGCCTACTGTGACTACTGCAGAGCATACCGGAGAGGACACCCTGCAGCCTACTGTATCCGCACCTAACGTGGATATCATCTGGACTACTGCCATGGGTGCTGTAAAGCATCGTGCTGGTCATATTGCCCTGCTGGGCGGTGAGATGCAGCAGTTCAGTAGCGATGTAGGTTGCTGGATCTCGGAGATGAGCAAGCCTGATACCTGTAACGGCGTAGCAGACAGTATCATGTTTGTAGCGCGTGACGAGACAGGTGCTGTGCTTGCTAACGTTAGTATAGACGCATCACTGTTCGGTAAGCGTAAGGTGTGGGAGAGCTTAGAGCGGTAATCTATACATAATATATAAGGAGAATAACTATGAAGAAGATAATCAATCCCTGTACTGTAGATAATAAGCAGGCATACTGCCGCATCTACACTGAGAGCAAGACGTGTACACTGCTGGACGGCAGTACTGACACCATCACTGTACTGCACATCACCGGTGTAGTCGGTCCGCGTAGTAACGGTGACTGCTACTCTGCTGGGCAGTGCTATGATGAGATGCGTCAGGGTGTAGCCAACGAGGGCTGGACTGCTGACAGTCTGTACAAGCTGCTGGACATCTGGCAGCGGTGGCATATGAACGACATGAAGCCCTACTGTGAGCATCAGGTGGATTGGGACGGCAGTAAAGTGTGCAAGCTGTACGAGTACAAGATGAGTGATGATACACGCAAGAGACGCGACAGGCTCAAAGAGAGTATCCACAATAGATTGATGGACGGCTTCAACGTACGTCTGTCTATAGACGAGCGTAAACTGCTGGGGAGCAAGTACTTTGTTACGACTGCAGTAGATACTGCGCCGGAGGGATACGAGTTAAGTAAGACCTACACGAAGCGTGCGAGAAATCTGTACTCTATAGAGTCAGACACTAAGTGGGGTGACAAGCACCCGGACGGTATCTTAAGTAAACCATGTCCTGTCTGCGGCTACAGGTGGGGTAGCAGCTGGCGTGCAGAGCGTGTACCCGAAGAGGTGCTGCAGTGGCTGGAATCCTTGCCGGACAGTAAGTGTAAGCCGGCGTGGGTGTAACTATATACAGTATAGGAGAGATACAATGAAAATATTCTTAGAAGACAAAGAGACTGGTATTCAGTACGGGATCAATGATAACGGTGAGCTTTTCCTTGGGAACGACTACAGTGGCTACAATCTGCCGGATACACCTGAAAACCGTGAGTATATGGAACAAGACTTTTATCGATGTACGCGATGAGTGAGGTACATATATGACAATCTACATCAACGGTCACAAAGCGTCCAAAGCTGACATTGCGCTGCTTGTCAGTAACTGTAAGAACGGCATAGAGGTGATCACTGACGTGCATATCACCCCGCGGGGGTGGTTGTCGGTGAGTACTATCTAATAGCAACACTATTCCAACCAAAGTTAACAAATAAACATATTGACAGACTGTCGGACGGTATGATATAATATAGGTACCGGGGGAACGTACCGAGTATACATACCATCCGGCAGCCGCTAAAGAAGTATAATGATGATATACACGAAAGATCAGCAGAAAGCTATCGACACGATCATCAACCAGCGACCGTCATACATGACCTGTGACAGACATCTGTTCAGTGACAAGCACAACTTAGTGTTGAGTGATACTACACTGCTTGTACTGCTGGAGCCAATCTGGAAGACAGGTACAGAGTTCGATGTTGGCAAACTGATCCAGAGTAACGAGTCGCGGGACAATGTGAGCGTGCAGGGAGTATCTACAGAGCGTACACATTATTGGTACAGGATGGACTACTGCAGACTTGCAGACGATGCGTTCTTTGACCCGACGGTGCTGAAGCGTGCGTTCCGTGCGATGAAGTATCGGGGCGAGGAGATTACACTGCACTACACGATCGACCAGCGTACACAGCAGAGATACTGCAAATGTCTGACGTTCCGAACAAAGTACGGGTACGCTATGGTGATGGCTTGTAGGATCAAGGATGAGAGTGTGTTGCACGAGGTAAGTACAAGCGCGCAGATCAAGAGAGGAGAGCTGCTGCAATGATCGTACACGGTGGATCCATGCCTAACCATGCCAGACAGACCACGTGGGAAGGTATTGAACAGGCTTTTAAGAATACAATCTACACTGCTGACACGTTCGATATTGCTACAGAGTTCGAATGCGAGTGTACTGCCTGCTACTGCAACGATTGCCCAATGAAAGACAAGTGCTGTGAATCATTTACTGCTGAACAGTGGGTGAATATTAGAGACGAGGTGATGAAGGATGCTGAATGATACTGAGCGGACGGTACAGGAACGTCTACTCTCCGCCTGGGACGCGGAGTACAAGACGATACACCATAACATTTTGAAGTATAGTAAGCTGCGTATCTACGCGCTGGCTGACTTAATCAGCTTCACTGAAAGACTGGATCATTGTATGCGTCAAGCGCATTTCACTGACGAGGAGTGTGCAGTACTGCTACAGCATAGCGGAGACATCATCGGTGCTGTAGCGAAGTGTATGAGATCAACGAATAATGTGGTGCTGGATGCAGTTGATAAGCTGCTGGGTAAAGAAACGGAGGAAGTATAATGCAGAACAATGAACAATACATCAGTATGACTCCATATGATGACTTTCTCAAAGATTCACGGAAAATCTACCTGCTGATCGAGGCAGTACAGTCCTACATTAATGATTGCCAGTTTGAGTACAACAAGCTGAACAAGGATGATGAACAGTACGAGTCTGACTGTAGGTACTTCGAGAAGAAGATGAGTGATCTGCTGGATGTACGGGCGAGTCTGTTTGACGTTGCGAATAGAGGTGATAATGTATGAGTAAAGACTATATTAGTGTAGCGTTCAGTATTAACGAACTGCAAGCACTACACGCTGCACTGCGGGATAAAATAAGTAACCTGAAGTCAGACCATCCGTTTGTCAAGCAGTATCGGCATATGCTGGAAGGTGCAGACTTGAAGATCAAACTTGCAGCGAATACCGTGTTTGGTATTAACGAGGTGCTACACCCTACAATGAAGAAGAAACCTAACCTGAACACTGCTATCGACGTAGCCTATCGTACGACGATTGATCTGGCGCGTGAGACGAACAGCCCTGTAGAGTTTGTCTGCGGCACGTTCAATTGTGGAGAATGTAGAGAATGTAATACCTGCGACACTGTGAGGAAAGCTGAAGAGTGGGAGTGTAGATACAGAGACTGGAAGGAGTCTAATCATGCTGACAAGAATAAACGATAAAGATCCTGCCTACTGGTGCCGGAAGCTGATCCGGTCAATCATTGTCTATGAGAACGCACACACTGTAGACGATGTGCTGAATAGCAAGAGTGGGCAGCGGTATCTCAAAGTAAACAGACGGCTGCTCGGTGAGGACACCGTGCGGGAGATGATTCAGATGGTATTGGACGAAGGTACCACCGTGTATGTTGATACGGATGGGTGTGTGAAGGGGAGTAACGGAATGAATAAGCAACAGCTACTGGAGTGCGTTAGAGCGTACATCTGCGATCTGTATGACGAGATGCAGCGCGAAGAGTGTCCAGAGGCGTATAAGGAACGGTACAGCGAGACGCTGAAAGAGTTGCTTGCTCTGCGTAGAGAGATCATCTACAAGCTGCCTATGTATGGAATGCATTTATCAAACCTGAAAGGAACACAAACGGATGAACAATAACCTGAAACAAGATATACTGCGTTTGCTTGGTAGACACTATATGCTTGTTGTAGACAAGTATTGTGATATGTTGAAGAACAGCGACAATCCCATTGAAGACATCATGGAAGATTTCAAGACTGAACTGATGTTCGTTGACGATACCGCAAAGGAGGTGCAGAAACTTGACGGGACGGCAGAGTGATACACGCACTGCACGTAACACCCGAACCGGCACCACACTGATACCGGATAAGCTGAAGCCTGTTGTGTCGGATGCGATCTATCCTCTATTGCAGGACGTGTTGAGTAGATACCGGCACAGCGAGGCTGGAACGTCAGTGTTTGACGTGATGACCGAAGAAGAATACGCGTTGTACATGAGACTGATTGACGATGCTATTAAAAACTTATAAGAGGTATACAAAATAATGAAACAAATTATCCTGCGTGGTGCTGCGTTCTTTTGCAAGAGCAAGTACCAGATGTACGCTTTGAGTAACCTGAACATTTTCCCTGACGTGATCACACAGATGAACGGTGATCTTTGTTACGTCTACCGGATCGACAAGAGTTTAGTCAATGCACTGAACAATATTAACAAGGAGAGAGAGTATGTTTTACAGAGTAACGTGCCGGAGCCTGTCCGGTGAAATCAGGCAGACCGATGACTTCAGGAGTGAAGAACGTGCTGAACGTTGGGCTAACGCGATCAACAAAGTAGGCTATTGGACTGCTACTATTGAGGAAGTAGATACCAAGGAGGAAACAGAGGATGAGAGCAACTAAAGAATCAATCCGTGACGTGCTTATCATGCTGACGGATCGTATGAGCAACAACAAGACTCTTGGTAGATGGCGTACCGTTCGCTGTGGTGTACTGAATATGTACATCTCTGACCACATTGTCAATACACGGCACGAGTATCTTGTGAGCGTGTTCTACCGTGACAAGCTGTTTTTCAGCATGACCTATACCGAGCATGGGTCTATTGCTAAACTGGTCAATACACATCATACTGACTTCTGGGCGATCGAACTGTTTGCGCAGTGGCTTTCTGTCCTGAAGTATTGCACTGAACTGAAGTACTACATTGACAGTGCATCTACTGTTGACAAAGCGAGAGAAAAGTATCTGCGCACGATGATTGAGGCGGAAGCACCTGCAACATCTAACGAGGAGGCACCTAATGAATAAGTGTTTGATTGAGATCCTTGACCCGCACGGCAAAGTACGTACACCGGCTAAAGCGTATCTGTGCGTATCATCTACTGAGGGCGTGAATCTGCCTAATGCAAGATTGTATGCTGCGGATATGGATCTGCCTGAGATGGCGGTGATGCTGTGGAGCGCAGAGCAGGTTATCGCGTCTTGTTGCGAACAGATAACTGGTTTGAGAGAGATGATTGACGAAGTGCATAAAGTATTGGATGAATCTGCCGCAGAGGCATTCGATACGACATCTATCTTGTATCATCCTGAAGGTAAAAGCAATGACGAATGAACGACTGGAGAGCTTGCTGATAACAGCATTAAAGTACGTTGATCCGTCACTATTAGGATTAACTGCAGAGGAAGCCTTGTATCTCGGTGTACCGGGTACGTATGTTGTGCCTGTTACGACAGCGCACTGGGTTGACCGTGGTGGTGGATATGAGTGCAGCGGATGTGGTAACTGGGTAAAAGATCGAACGAAGACGTGCACTAATTGTGGCGCGTGGATGGGGTGGTAAACTATGAACAATTATGCTATGATCAACGGTAAGCGTATTGAATTGACAGATGAACAAGTAAAGACGCTTGGAATCAAGAGAAAGAATCCGTTTGAAAGAGTTGTAAAGGGTAATGTGTATTATAGAGTTAGTGAATATGGTGAGATTGGCGATCTTACAGAAGACGGCGATTATACCGATCAGTATCTGTATGACGGAGTTAATTATTTCAACGATGACTCCTTTGCAAATCAAGTTGCGCTTCACCAGCTACTGTATCGTAAATTACTGAAGTTCTCGTATGACAATGACTGTGAGGATATGCAAGAATGGAATAAGGTAAATTGTCATTACTATATTAGTTATAGTATAGACGAAGATCGATTCTACGCTGATGTTACAACGAGTTTTAAGCACGAGGATGTATGGTTCTGTTCCAGAGATTCGGCAAACTGTGCCATTAAAGAAGTAGTCGAGCCGTTCATGAAAGAGCATCCCGAGTTTATGTGGTGAAAGGATAAATGATGAATGACTTAAAACCTTGTCCCTTCTGCGGATTTTACGGAACCGTGAAGTTTGACATAGATGGCATGAAAGATTCAATGGGAAGAAAATGGGCATATACGGTTTCCTGCGATAGATGCTGTGCGTCCACAGGAGTATGCTGGAACCATGAGATGGCGATTGAAGCATGGAACAGGAGAATAACCAATGGATGAGTTAAAGCTGTGTCCATTCTGCGGAGCAGCTGCAAATATCAGATTTGATTTCAAACACGATTATGTAGTATTTTGTACAAATGATCTTTGTATGTTAAATGAACTTGAGTATGGCTTTGATTCGGAAGAAGAAGCAATTGAAGCATGGAATAGGAGGACGAATGATGCCGAGATACATTGACGCTAATTTGTTAAAAGCCGAGTTCACCGGAAATTTTACAAAAGCTTATGCCGTTCCCTTAATCAAGAGTATTATTGACCAACAGCCAATAGCCGACGTGCAGGAAGTGAAGCACGGACACTGGATAATCCGCTATGAAGGCACTTACAAAAGAGCGAAGTGCTATTGCTCTGTATGCGGAAAGTCAAACGACATTGCCGGAAGAAATCAAATGCGTCCGTATTGTCCGTGGTGCGGTGCTAAAAATTTGGAGGAGTAATAAATGTCTCTCTTAGTAGCAGCATTCTTTACAGCCTTCTTCATTGCCGCAGTATCCGGATCAGCAGTCATTGCATTGTGGGTGACTATCAGTAACAGAAAGAGGTGAGTACAATAGGTAAGCTGAACAAAGGTGAGCGATGTTATCTGACAGAGTTCAGACGGCTACGCTATACTGAAGTATCACCGGCTACTTACAGGCTATTGCAGGATAGCGAGTTGTACGCGATTGCAATACTGCCGCGTAGTATTAAGGTATCATTTTCGCCTACTGCAAAGGACGGATATCTGATTGACAAGCGTAGCGTCATGAGCGTTATTGAACATTATAAACAGACAAAAAGTACTACAAGTAATACAACCAAAGAGTTATCTTTGAGAAAGGGAGCGAGAGATGCTTGGTGTAAGAAGCATGGAGTACAGAGCAAGCAAGAACGGGATTGAAAACCGTAGTAAGATGAACGACTTCAACAGTGACAAGATCATCCAGCTTGTTGAGCGAAACGAAGACGTACCGGATCGCATGAGACGAAAAGATTTCGCAAAGGCGAAGTCCTGCATTCCTGAAGTAACACGCTTTGAAATCGGTGAAGGGGAGGACGCTATTGTATACGTCTATGACGAGAATAGCGACTGTATGGTGAGAGAAGATGTTCCAACCGTTTGATTATCTGCTGTATATCCCACGGGATGTCAACAGACTGCTCATTGCCCACGGTGGAGCGGAGTACGTCCTGAACGCAATGCTTGACTTGATGAAACAGGATAAACTGAAGACGTATGAGATCGTTTGCGACACAAAGTATTACGATACCGTAACGCTTACCATTAAAGTGGATAACGATTACGCGGAAGTGTATCTGAATGATAACAAAAATCAGAAGTCAAAGCTGCGGAACATCTTGCTGTTTTTCGCGCAGTATGAATTCTGGATGGATCCACGGTGGCAGGAACGTTTCGTTATCGATTCTGAAAGGAAGTGTGTGAAGGATATAGCATATAGTCTCTTGCGGTTTCTCAATAGGAATGGTGATGTTAATCAGGTACCAAAGATTGTAGAAACGGCAACGGAGGCGCTATATGCTTATCTCAAAGGCGAAACTATATCTTGGATCTGACCCGCTTAGCAATGCGAAGCTGTTATTGCCGAAGGATCCAATCTACTCATTCTTCTTACGAAAGAATCAGCAGTACGAGCTGATATATTATGTATCCGATTGCCAAAAGTACAATACGTTGAAACCGGAGAACGTGTTGAATCTGCTCAAGGGTTTTACGTCAAAGTCTACCGGTATCCTCTGTTTCGGGCAGCCTTCTATTGATATCATGATTGAGCTGTTTGATCCGTATATGATGAAACTTGCATCCGATGTGATGAAGAAGTACAAGTCATACGAGTTCGATGACCTGTTTCAAGAGTGCAGAGTTTGCGCGATCGAGTTGTACAACAAGGGATATTATCTGAACAAAGCACTCATTGCTACTGCATTCAAGAATCATGTAATCGATAAACATCGTTGGAGCAGTCGGCTTTGTCGTGTGGAAGAAGATACGCTGAAGCTGTTATCGGAGATAGCGGTATCCGGAATATCAGATGAAGATCTGACGTTCGAGGATGTAACGGAAGACCCGGAGTTTCGTATTACATACGAGGAAGAGATGCATCGGCAGTCAATGCATGATATATATGAAGAAGTGAAGCAGTATATCGTGCAGAGCATTGGATTACGTGGATTCGAGCAATTGGAACGTGAGATCAATACTGGATATATGTCCGAGTGGGGTAGAAGACATCGCAGGAAACTGACAGAAGCTATGCTACAAGACGGATTGACGAAAGACTTCCTGTACCGGAAGCACTATTGGAGGTGATGATATATATGCGGGTGGAGTGCTTTACCTGTCCCATGGATTATGTCGATTGTGTAAGGTTTGGTGGTTGTTTGAGAGAAGTAACCAAAGACCGGCGCGTAAGTTTGTGCGATTCGACATGGACAGACAATAAAGATCCAACGAATAATAATAGTACCGGACAAAATTTTATGGAGGATAACAATGAAAACGATTCTGAAGGTTGATTTCAATGACGAGGACGGACGCTACTATATCGCGGCGGGGAACGGTTCAAGCACCAGTGAATGTGCGTTCGCGTGCGCCGTTGTCGCAAGAGTGTTCGCAAAGCAGGGATTCGTCTCTGACACACAGGAGTTCGAAGAGATGATCCATAAGTATTTGACTGACCCGCAGTATGACGAGGTGCAGGATACTGATACTGACGATGACGTAGAAGATACCGATGATACAGAGGAGGACGCTACCGATGCAGACGCCGAATGATAGGTTCGTCAAAGGCTATGAAGATGATGCCGGAGCGGATATTATCCTGACGGAAGGCGTTATCTTCAAGGCGCACAGTACCACTGTTGTGGATCTCAAAGTGAAAGCGAACATCCCGGTTCGTGAATCCGGCTTCCTGTTTGCAAGAACCTCTGCCGCTAAGCAGGGACTCATTGTAGCAGCGTGTCCGATTGACCCGAACTACAGTGGAAGCGTTAACGCTGTTGTGCATAACGTGTCTGACAACGATCTGTTCTACGGAGTAGGCGAGGCATTCTGTCAGATCGTTGTTGTACCGATTGTTCCGGTGAAAGCGGATAAAGTGAAGAAGAAAGGAACTCGCACAGATGGTGCGTTTGGTTCTACAGATAATAAGGAGTAACAAGAATGGAGTTTGATAGCTTTATCACTCATAACATTGACCTGTATATGGGCAAGCCGAAGTCCGGTAAGACGATCATTGCCGGAAGCTATCCGAAGCCGCTGCTCTATTGCGCAGTAGGTAACGATGGCGGTGGGCGTGTCCTGCAAGCAAAGTATCCGGCAGACTGCAAGAACGGCAATATCCGAGTGAAGAATCTCCGCAACGACCCGATCACGAACGGTCGTATTGCGAAGACCTCAATCGAGAAATGCACAGAACTCTTGCGCGATCTGCGTAATGAAGGAAATCCATTCAAGACCCTTGTCTTCGATACGCTTGGAGCGTTCCAAGAGGACTACAAGCAGTATCTCATTTTCAACAAACGTGGTGCAAGCCTCTCCAAGCAGGAATGGGGAGTTGTTGCTGACATGATGTTCAGCATGAAAGACAGTATGAAAAAGTACTCCGAGGAAACGGGTACGATTATTGTCTGGGTTACGCATACGAGAGAGTACGAGTTGTATGAGACGAGCGGTCTTGCCAAGGAGATGCGTATCATCCCCGACGTAACGATCAATACCGGCGTGAAGTTCATGAAGGATGCAAGCAACATCTTTTACTGCTGCCGGAAGACAGTTGACAACAACGGCGTGAAAGACACGAAGTTCCTGACGTATATCGGACCAAACCCGGTGATGGATACAGGAACGCGAGATCTGATTCTGGAACACGGTTGCTTTGTGGAGAATTTCACATACGATAAGTTCCAAGAGATGATCGAGAAACAACAGATTGAAGCTGCCGATGTGGTAGTTCAAAATACAAACAACACAAATAACGAAGAAAACGAGGTAGAAAACGATGATTGAGAAGTTTGCAGATTACGAGAAGAGCCAGTATCTTGACAAGGTCGGTACCTTTACGTTCACCATTACCAACGCGGAACTGACAACTACGAAGAAGGGCGACCCGATGTGGAAGTTTGAATGCGATAGCGAAGCCGGAAAGACTACGCTGTATCACGCTATTCTGCCCACAACGAAGTGGAGCTTCAACAAGCTGATTGCCGCTTGCCTGAACCTGACTCCTGAACAGAAGAAGACGTTCGAACTGGACTATGAAACCATCGGACGGCAGCTGATTGGCAAGTCCTTTGACGGCAAAGTTGACGAGGAATCCTACGAGAAGGAAATCAAGATTCCGAACGATGACGGTACGTTCTCCACGACCACGGAAACGAAGAAGTCCTACAAGATCGTATCGTATGACGTTGCCGGAACCGTTGCATCGGACGATCTGCCGTTCTGATCACAATTGGGGGAGTTTAACCGCTCCCCTCTATTTATCAAATCACGAGTGAAGCGTGTGCAACTCACGCAGATTTGTATAATTATTCAATGCAGGTCGCAATTAAGTCGCAATGGAGGTCGCAATATGAAGCAAGAGTTGGAGTCAGTAACGCAAAGGAAGATTATGAACGCGATACGGAAACGCGGTGGGTACGTGTACAAGAATCCGCAGTCCGCTATGACGGAAGTAGGTAGACCCGATCTGACTGCTTGCATCCCGGCACGGTTGTCTACGTTAGTTGACCTTCTTGGAGAAGACGCTATTATCGGTCTGTATTGCGGTCTGGAAGTGAAGCGTCCCGGTAGACAGGGGCAGAAGAACGGCGGTCTATCAAGAGGTCAGCTTGTTGTTGCAAAGCAGATTGAGAAAGCGAACGGTATTTGGATGCGGATTGATGACCCTGCAATCATTGAGAAAACTATGGAGGTATACATGAAATGCTCTACGAAGAATACTTGAAGAATCGTCATAAATATCAGGCGTTCGGTGCTGACTTCCTGCTGGAGAAGAAACACGCCTGCCTGTTCTATAAGCCCGGTCTTGGCAAAACGTATCCTGTGATTGAAGCAACCCGCGAAGTCGTGAAATCCGGTAAGAACAAAGTTCTTGTTCTAAGTACTGCGGATGCTATCAGAAAGATGTGGTTGACGGAGATTCAGCCGCAAAACATCCTTCCAAAAGATACGGTGTATATGACGTTCAACAAAGCGATTCAGGATGATACCGCGTATGCTCTGACGCACAGGCATTGGGATGTTGTCATTGTAGACGAGGTACACCGTTGCAAGGCAATCAACACAAAGACGTCACGTCTCCTGCATAAATTGACTAAACACGTGGAATACGTTTTTGGTCTGACTGGTACTCCGCGTGGAAATACTGATGTGGATATCTTTTGCCAATTGCATAACCTGAACGTATCGGAGTGGGGTACAATATCCTACACGAAATTTGTCGATGCAATGTGCGATACGAAGAACGTCTATACCGGTTCTCGCGTGGTACAAGTGCCTATTGGTATCTCTGAACGGTATAGAGCAGCGTGGGAAGCTAACCTCTCGCAGTACACGCAGCGCGTCAATTATGATGACGGCGATGTGGAGATGCCGAAGCTGGTTGTAACTCCCGTATCTATAAAGTATGAGAAAACGAAAGCGTATCTTGACGCAATGGACGGTATCGTATCTATCGGCGATGAAGAAACGACCGTTGCAAAGCTGGCGGCTATTACAAAGCTGCACGAACTGGCAAACGGGTATCTGTACTATGACGATCTGGATGATGTCAGGCACGTACAGTATATCAACGAGAACCTAAAATTAGAATGGCTGATGCGTAACCTGAAACCCAACAGCGTCGTTGTATATCAGTTTGCGCAAGACGTGAGTGACATTCTTGGTTTATTGGATACGTTCATGGGGTACACATATACAGATGACCCCGAAGTGTTCAAGCAAGGCAAAGCAGACATCCTCCTCTTGCAGTGCTCCCGTTGCGAGTCGTTCAATCTGCAGATGTGCAATACGCTGATATTCTATACGATGGATTACAGCTATATCAAGTACAATCAGATGCTGCATCGCGTGTGGCGTATCGGTCAGACAAGTCAGGTTAATATTTACGTACTCATTGCAGAGGATACGATTGAAGAAGAAATATGGAACGCGGTTCGTAACAAGGAGCGACTGGCAGATCTGTTTATGCGTGTGAAAGGAAAGTACAATGGATAAGAATCTTGAACGCCTTGAACGTATTTTTCCGAACAGTAAGTTCGTGAAGATTGCGAAATATGATAAAGAGAGGTTCGAACATGAAGCGTATGACAGCAGCAAAGACTGCAAGTCAACAACGACGAAATGGAAGACCGAAGCGTTATCTCATGCAGAGGCTCAAGAAGCAGTTGCTGACGGCTATAGAGTGGGTTGGATCGTTCCTGAATCTTATTGCGTTATTGATATTGATAACCATGATAATCCTCGTTCCCAAGAGGTGGTGGAACGACTGCTGAACTACTGGGAAGTCAGGTACAACTATAACTACACGTCAAGAGGAATTCACTTAGTGTTCAGAGATAGCAACAAGAAGCAGAGAACTTGTTCTAAAGTGAAGTGTGGTTTGAACGTTGAGATTGATGTACGTGCGGCGGGAACAGGTTACATTGTGCTGCCTTGCAACGATCCGCACCGGAAATGGGGTAGCTGGAGTGACAACGTTGAAGAGCTGCCGTACTTCTTGCGTCCGGTAGGTATCACAAAGATCCCGTCTTTCATTGGCTACGATGACGGCGATGGGCGTAACGATGCTCTCTGGAAATGGCGTAACTTCCTTGAACAGAGTGAACGGTTGACTAAAGCTGAAGTCGAGAAAACGATCCGTGCAATCAATGAGAACTTGTTCGCCGTACCGTTGCAGAATACAGAGCTGTACAGTACAGTATTGAGAGAACTGGATACTGAAGAATCTGATACCAACGACAAAAACTCCGACAAGGGTAACAAGTATTCCAAACTTGCCAACGAACTGGTTAAGAAACGTGACCTGATCAGTATGGGTCCTGACGTGTACAGCTTCAATGGCGTGTACTACAAGCCGATCACCGATCTTGAGATCGATTCTATGATCTACAGTGATTTGAGTTCGAACATCACGATTAACGGTCGTAGAGAGATCCGTGAGTTTGTGAAGGTGAAGACGCAGATCTCGCCTGAAGACATGAACCGTGAGTGCTTCAAGATTGCCTGCAAAAACGGTGTTATTGATCTCCGAAACGGCACGCTGGAAGCAGCTAACAAGATGGAGTACAATACGATTGCTATCCCTTGCGATTTCGATCCGGATCCTCCATATTCGTCACGTATCGATCAGTTTATCAAAGAGGTCGCTAACGGTGACACTATGCGTATGAAGCTGCTGTATCAGATCGCAGGCTATTGTCTTGTCAAGGATAACTTCATGGCGAAGTTCTTCATCTTCCAAGGTAACGGTGGTACCGGTAAGTCAACCTATATGCGTCTGGTTGAGAAAATGTGCGGCACGAATAACACGTCCCATGTCGGTCTGAACAAGTTCGATAATGACTACTATATCGCGTCAACCATGAACAAGTTGGTGAACATTGACGATGACCTTGCGTCGAACAAAGCGTTAGGTGATACCGGGCGATTCAAGTCGATTGTCTCCGGTGAGATCATTGCTGTTCGGAATATTTATAGGAGCGTTACAAAGTATCGTCCGTTCTGCACCTGTATCTTTTCCTGTAACAACTTGCCGAGGATTATGGATAACACTGCGGGACTGTTCCGCAGAATGGTGCTGATTGAACTGAACCACCGTGTGGAGAATCCTGACCCGCAGTTCATGGCAAAGCTGACTGACATGGATATGAAGTACTTCCTGTTCAAGGCTGTTGAAGGTATCAAGCAGGTGATTGAAGAAGGCAAGTTTGCAATCAACGACAGTGAGGATGTGCTGCTCCGGAAGTTCCAGAGAAAGCAGTCGCCGCTTAACGAATGGCTATATGAGAATCAGATCAGAGCCGGAGAACTTGACGGCAAGATACCGTCTGCTCTGTACGCTATGTTCAGAGAGTGGTGTAGCCGTAACGGGTTTGATAAACCGGTATCGTCTACCACGTTCAAGGATACGATCTGTTCCATGTACGGCGTATATGTTGGTGTCGGTGCCGAACTTGACAAGTACGGTTTGCGTGTACAGAAGTTCGCTATGTTGGAGGATGCAGATCCTGAATACTTCCCATTCTAAATATGAGGTAAGTAATGAAATTACGATTCTTTGACTTTGAGGTTTTCCCCGAATGGTGGTGCTGCACGTTCGGTGATCTGCCGGATGATGTTACTGAATTATCACACCTGCAGGAGAACCTGAAAGAGTCGTTCCGTGTTGTGTCCAGTGATGACGTGAACGCAAGAGACGTACTCATGAAAGAGTTCCGTGAAGGTCGCGTCATGACCGGATACAACATTAAAGGATACGACCTTGAAATAACGAACGGAATCTATCAATCGTTCGATCCAGAAACTCTGTATTGTCTCTCGCAGCTGATTATCAATAAAGAAACGCCGAAGGATCATAAACTCGCGCAGATGCTGATACCGTTCGTAACGAAACGCTATAATGGTGCAACCTATCTTGACCTGTTCGATTCAAGTACCGGTTCTCTGAAGAACAAAGAAGCGATCCTCGGTCTTGATATTCGTGAAACAACCGTACCGTTCGGCAAGCGCAATCTGACGCAGCGTGAGAAGGATGACGTTATCGTATATAACAAGCATGACGTGTGGTCGTCCATGTACTGGTATCTTGATACAGTCAAGCCCTTCGTAGATACCCGTTTAAGCCTCTGTAAGGTCTTTAACCTTCCATTGGAGTATGGATACAAGAAAACCAACGCTTCGCTGATTTCGCTGGTTCTCGACGCTAAGAAGATGCCCTTTGCGGACGAGACGAAGATTGATATCGAACTGCCGATTCAGATCCGCTCCTATTGCAAGGATAATCTGCCGGAATACGTCTATGAGTATATCCTGCACAACAACAAGCCGCTGACGGTCAAGCTGTTTGAGAACAAGGTGAAGTTTGCTGACGGTGGGATTCACTCCGAGTATGATACCGATAGCTTCTCCTTGTCAAAGACGCATGACCGACCCGTTCTGCACGTCAAGAGCAACGCGGAGTGGGTATTGATGAACGCGGATGCCGGATCGTATTACCCGTCGATCATGATCTTTTTGAAGACGTTGAGCCGGTGTATCCGGAAACCAGAATTGTTCATCAAGATCTACAACGAGCGACTTCGCATCAAGCATCTGGAGAATCCGACACCGGAAGACATCCTGTTGCAGTTGGTCTACAAACTAATCCTGAATACCACGTTCGGTGCAAGCGGATGCGAAGGTCTTGACTTGTATGATCCGTACATGAGAACTTGTACTTGCCGTTATGGTCAGCTGTTCCTTGCCGCGTTCGCAAACAAAGTATACGCGGTACTCAACGGTAACGTGAAAGTCATTCAGACGAACACGGATGGTGTGCTGTTCTACTGCCGCCGCAAGGATATTCCTACGATCAAGAAACTGATGCAGGAGTGGCATGATCTTAGCGGTATCACATTGGAGGACGAGTATGCCGAGGAGATCTGGCAGAGAGATGTGAACAACTACCTGATGATCAAAGAGGGCGGTAAAGCAAAGTGCAAGGGTGGCTGGCTGAACCATACTAAAGTCGTCAAGGGTTATCCAAGAGTTGCACCGCTGACATCCTATGCAGTAGGTAGAGCGATCACTGACTATCTCACAAAGAACAAGGATATTGAAGCATCTATCCGTAACAACACCAATCTGGAAGACTTCATGATGACGTTCATCGTTGGAGGTAGCTTCGACAATACAGTGTACCGCTATGATAACGGTATGGAGATTGACTGCATACGTAACACGCGCATGATTGCATCGACTGATACCAGACTTGGTACGCAGTACAAGCTAAAGGGCAAGCAGTATTTCAAGTGTGCCGGTTGTCCGGATCATGGACTGCTGCTTGACAGTGATGTGAGATCTGCGAAGTTCGAACATTACAAGGATCAGATCGACTACAGCTTCTATCTCAACCTTGCCAAAGACAAACTCTCCGGCTCATGGCTGGATCTTGACGGTTCCGGTGTAGTCCGTACGCATCAATTCGATTACTTTGATTGTCAGAACAGGAATATTTGGTCCAAGAGGAAAGTCAAATGTGGATAACAGAAAAGTACTTATTCAATGATGTGATTTTTCAAACACTCAATGAGTTCTACGATTATATCACGCAAAGGTGCATTGGAAAACATTCATTGAAACTCGTAACAAAAGAACGGGGACACCTCAAGTTGAGATGCCCCCTCGTAGGAGATTATTTGGATGTGTACGGTGAGGATTGGGAGATTGAGTGGCTGCACCGAGAACTAAGCGAGGAGCATTGGTACAAAGTCACTTGACAAACCTCTGTTTCGTAGCGCTTGAACGGTAGACGTTCTTCTTTGCACCGAGTGCCATCAGCTTGCTATACTCCGAGCCGGATGCATAATACTTGTAGTCTTTCGCCTGCGTCAGAATATACGCTTTAGCAACAGAGCCGTTATTGAGCATGATACGCTTGATGACGGCTTTTTTCTGCGTGTCAGTCATCTGCGAGTATTTCATCATCACGCGTTTGCCCTTCTCGTTCTCTACCGTGTATTTCCGCTTATTGCTGAACAGGTATCCAAGTTCCTCGTTGTTGAGTTGTCCGTAGATCTCGTTGACGGTCTGAATGCCTTTCGTTGACAAGCTGATCTTCTCGCCGTTGATTGTGTAGTCACCGCGTAACGCGCTCTTGTTGATACCAAGACGGAGTGCTTCTTTCTCATACTCGCTGACGCGCAACGGTTCAACTTTGATAGGCGAGTTCTTGTTGATAGCGTTTGCAATAAACGTACCGATATCACCACCGAGATACTTGATCTGCTTCTCTCCAGTGTACGGATCAACTGCATACCAGTTGTTACCGATGAACGGAACGATTGTCGAGCCTACACGTGCCAGACGACCCAATAATTTATCGGAGAACTGCATATTGCGCGTTTTCGTAACGTTAACGAACATTTTCCAGAACGCCGGTACCAGCATGGTAGGAATGTTGAGTAGTTTATCCAGCACAAAGTCTCCGAGGTTGCTGCTGTAGCGAGTCGAGTTGTAGAAGTCTGCCATGGAGAAGTTATCAAACAATTGCGATGCTGCCTGCGTGAAGATGCTAACGAAGCTGCTGAAGTCTTTCTCTGTCAGGAAGTTGTTGAAACCGTTGGCAATTGACGCGCCCATGAGGAATCCATCCATACCGTAGATGTCGGAAAGTCCGAACTCCACGTCACCGATACGCATCTTCAGGTCGTAGTCATCATCGTCAAAACGAACGATGCCGAGTGCTGCAAGCGCGATAGCAATTGCGGAACCTATGCTGCCGACTAACCCCTTGGAGATGTCCTTCTGTACAAGATACTTGGCAAACTGCGGACTTGTAGTACGCTTGCCTTGCTGCTTCAGCTTCTCCATACGTTCAATGGTGTTCTCCAGCTTACGCATACGGTAAATCGCGTTAGCAAGACCGAGAGGACTGTACTTCAAGCCTTCAATCGCCCAGTTCAGGGATGCACCGGCGAACGGGAAGATCTGCTTGTACATGAAGTTTACGATGTCTGCTTTCTTGGTGCCGTAATGTTCCTCCACGTAGGTGTACATCTTGTTTTCAAGGTCTGTAATGAAGTTACGCTTGTGCATATATTCCTCTGCAGCCATGACGTATGCGTCTGCAACGTGACGTGCTACATCGCCGGAAAGGTTCTTTGTCAAGTCTACATTGTCCGCAGTGAGGGTTTTCGCAACAACGTCAATGAATCTCGTGTTCACCCACTTTTCATCGGAGAGCATCTTGTAGATGAACTGCTGCATCGCTTTCGTCCAACGCCAGCTCAACGTGTTATCCATACCGTAACGCATCTCCATCTGCTGAATCACGGCAACTGCAAACGCATTGGATGTAGCTTTCAGACTCTTTGTGGTACGTGTATCGTACTTCATCACCGCGTCAGAGATCGCGGCAAGAACACCGGACTTAACGATCTTATCTTTCACGAAGTCAATGGACTCTTGCGTTGGCTTTATTACTGCAAGGTTATACTGCTCACTGGTAAGAACTTTGCCGTCCGCATCAGTGTAAGTGATAGTTTCTTTGTTCTGCTCACTGGTCTTGTACAGCTTCTGGAACAATTTACTGACAGCAGACTCACTCTGCGCTACACGCCGAATAAACGCATCGTTAGCTTTCGTGAAGCCTTGGATCATGTAGTTCGTAGTCCAGTTACGGATCCACGTACCGGGAGACGAGAGCATTGCCATACGTTCAAACGCAAGCAGACGTTCAAGCGCGGAAGCCTTGTACTGTGCTTTTTGCGTGACGAGTTCGTACAGTTTGTCTTTGTTTGCAACGAACGCGTCATAATCTCCGGCAGCAAATGCTTTACCGAGTGCTTCAACAACGGGTTCAATGTCAGGGTCGTTCGGGTCGATCTTTGCTCTACGCGCGAGAGATTTCATCGCCTGACCGTAAGGATCGAACCGGTTAAGGATCGCTTTCTGAATAGCAAGCCCTGCGCCAGACATGGATGCTATGTTGTCGTACAAATGCTGAATCGCGTCACGCTTCTCCGGAGAGAGCTTGAACATTGCCTTGCCGTCCATCTTTAACATTGCCGCCAACGTGTACTGCTCCGTAGCGAGATACACTCTCAATTGATCAATATCGGTTGAGACTTTAGCTGTCAGATACCAGTCGCAAATAGCGTCTGCAGTAACTTGATCCATCTGCAGCACCTTGTCGGTCATATTGTCAATGAATTCTTGATAGTTCATCTCAAGGTGCGCTTCGTCTGTAATCGGAGAACCTTTGACGACTGTCTGATTGTAGTTGGTGTACTGCGTATCCAGTGCTACACGAACGAATGCAGGAATCTCCTGATTGGAGTCAACCTGAATCTTGTTACCAGCGAAGTTATACGTTCTGACGAATTTCGGATCTGCCGGCTTCTGCTGTGCAATCTGCTCCAGTCTCTGACGAAGTTCTTTCTGACCTTTCTGATAGTCGGTGTACGTTTTGCGGTCAACATATGCTCCGGAACGAACTTCTGCAAGCAGTGCTTCAAGTTTAGAGTCAACGTCCTGCAGCTTGTCGGCAGAGAGCAGTTTACCTTTCTTGTCGTGAATCAATTCATCATTGATTTTGCCGTTGCTGTCAAACAATCCATAATACGGAGACTTCGGATCGGACGCTTTCTGCAGCATGAGTTTTCTTGACTTATCATTGAGTCTGTCCATGATCTTGCGGTACTTGTAGCGGATGCTGTTGCTGATAGTAGCTTCATTACGAACAAGTCCCTTAAACGTCAACTGTTCCCCAGCAGTTTCTCCGGTACTCATAGCATAGTCTGCGAGAATGTAATACGAGTCAATATCTGCGTCAGAGAAGGTACTTCTGCCAAGCTGTGATTTAATCATTCCGGACAAATTGTCAATATCGTCGATCGAGTTAATCAATGATTCAATTTGTGCATCGCTGATCGAGGGGTTAACGAGTTTCATCATCTGCTTTGCAAATTTCAAACTTTCGTCTGCGGAAATCGCATTAGCAATGGCATCAATCTTTTCAGATCGAGGCATAGCCGCAACATCGTCACGAAGCTCTGTTGCAAACGTAGAAGTGGATTTAACACGTTCTCCAGAGCCAATAGCGCTTCCTTCTTTAACGCCAACGTTAATGTCACCTGTAGACTTATACATACGGTATCCCCATTCAGTGGTAGCCGCTCTACCAAGAGAACCAACCGTATCATCAAAGTGTAACATGATTTGCATACGGGCAGTTGCGTCATTCTGAACACCGCGAGACTTGAAACTGTCAAAGTATTTATTGTACATCGACTTGTAGTTCTTGAGTGCTATTTCGGCAAGTCCGTTGATATACGCAACAAAGTCTTTAGCTTTGGTATCAAGAATTGCGGGATCCACCTGTTCATATATCTTGTTCAACGCGTATGCTTCAGAAGTTCGAAGTGTCAAGTCTTCCAATTCGGATAGACTTTTCACTGCGGAATCAGGGAAAAATACTTCTCTAATTGCCTTGAACGTACGCTCCGCCAAAGCATTTTGAATCGGATTATCAGCTTCCAATGTTATAGTACGAAGATAATCCATCACGTCCGAACGTTTCAATGTGCCTCTTTCAGAACCGTTAATCTTGTTCTGTAATACGGGATCCAAGTTCTCATTCAACACAAACTTTTGCATCTCGTTACTCAACTGAACACGACCGTTCCTGCCGACAAAGTATTGTAGATTAGTACCATCGTACTTGCTCTTTGCGACGTTTCTCTTAACGGTAGGATACTTGTAGTTCCGCGATACAATCTTGCCATTCTCGTCATAGGTGATAGTCTTCGTAATGAAGTTGTCGCTCTTCTTGCCGACCGTAACCTCTTTACGGAGTCTTCCTTCAGGATCATAGTACTCGGTCTTTTTATCGTCTGCATAGTATTTCTTGGTGTATCCCGCCATTGCACCGCCACGAAGTTTCGTCTCAACGGGGAGATTAACGATACGTGTCTGTGGCTCCATGTTAGGGTTGAACGTCATCTCGATACTGTCAAGATTGCTGACGGAGTCTTTCTTCAGTGCAAGATCAAAGCCTTTAGCAAACATTGCATCCGCGATCTTAACTTTGCCGAAGTATATGCTTGCATTCACGTTACCGTTCTCGTCAGTCTGCAGTGTCTTATCGCGCTGCAAGTATGCCTGGATATCAGCCTGTGTGCCACGGCAGAACGTCTCGTAGGTGCTTGCATCTGCAATGTGGAATACGGTGTAGTTCTTATCTCCGATAACCTTAGTCTGCTGAACACGGATAACCGGAATCTCCTGCTGCAAGAACTGCTGGAACGACATCTCCGGGTTCAGGATGTTACCGGTGTTCACGTAGAGCAGGAATTTAGACAACGTACTCAAATCGTCATTGAAGTCAAGCATCTGTACCAACTCGCTCTTGGTAGCCTCGTTTGTGCGCCAGTCTTTGTTCGTATCTTCGGTAGCGTCCAGTCTGGTATCGACTGTGCCGAGATCCGTACCGGCTTCAAACTTGGACCCGATACCGGCAATCACGTCAGCCATTGTAACACCACTCTTCAGCTGCGCTTCAATGTCAGCAACTTTAGCTACACTCTCGTCAACGGACAACTGAATCTTTTTGTCAAGCAGAGGATCACGCACGGTTATCGTGTTGCCGTCAGTTTTGACGTACTCAATCTTGTGATCAAGCGTCTCACCAGCATACGATATATTCTTTTGCGGAATGAGACTGTATGCTTTCATTGCTGCAGTAGAGCCAACGTTCGTCAGAGTAGTACCCCACGGCAATTGCAGTACCATCTGGTGACTGCCGTTCTGCTTGTCGAACGCGTAGCGGACTACAACGGGCATATACTTGACACCTTCTGTACCACTGAAACCAAACGCACGGTACTCGGTCGAACCGTAATACAAGAAGTCATTGACCGCGTCAACCAAATACGCGGAAGGCAGCAGCTTACCGTTCCTGTCAAGCACAACTTCCGGTGCATACTTCTGCAATTCAGCAACCACACGTTTGAAGTTAGGATCATGAATCGCGTCTGCTGCAGTGAACCAAGTAGCAGTACCGGTAGCCATGAAATTATTGACCTCAAGAGCGTGCTGGAATTCATGCGCAATCACGTTGTTTACATAGGTTGCACCTTTAGCAATTGCAAGGTTGGAGACGTAGATAGTGTTATCGATTCCGATGTTTAACGTGTTGTACGATCCGTAATAGCCGTCAGCAGAAATCTTGTTCGGCATCTGATCGGTAAATACAACTGTGATGTCTTTCAACGAACCGGGGAGATACTTCTTGTCGATAATCTCTGTAATATTGTATTGATGGCTCTTCTCGTATTTCGGCTGACTCTGTGTGAACAGCTTCTTCACCGGAGTCAACTGACCGAGTCCGAACGTACCGTCGCTCATTTCAACGATAGTCAATCCGCTGTCGATTTTAGGCAGATACTCTGTTGCAAGATATGCTCTTGTGGTCAGCGCGGTAACTCTGCCGTACTCGTTCTGAATCGCTTCCTGAATCTCCGGTTTCAGCAGATCCGGTCTTGCAATAAAGTCATTGATTGTAAGCGATGCTTTCACGCCGGCACTCAAATTGTCGGATGCCAGTTTCGTAATATTCTGTTTACCGGCAGGTAACACATCCACTCTTTCATCGAGCATAGTATTTCTCTGCGAGATGATTTTATCGCCGAACGCATTAACGCCTTCGATCTTTAGGCTGTCACTACCTCTGTAGGAAATAGTACGTCTGCCGTAAGCGTCCGTACCGAACTCAACGGTATAGTCAGGTGCGTATCTGTTGAACTGCTCTGCGCGGAGTTCTGCAATAGACGAGATGCCACGGTCAGCCATGTACGCTCTGTCTGCGTCAGTTAGCTTCGTATCGGAGAACATATCGCTCAACGTCAGATGCTGTGCTTTCAGGTACTGTCCAAAGAGTACGCTCGGAACGCTGACCATTGCAGGATAGGTCATGTTGTCATACTTCAGGTTCCAGATCTTGTTTGCACCGGTTTCCAGCATGAAGAACGCCTTGTTACGTGTGAACCGATCCGCGCTCAACAGACCCTGATACACTGCATTCGTCGAGTCTGCCGAGATCGGCATAGACTGTACAACGCGCTTCAGTGTCTCTTTGTCAGCATCAGTAATGTTGCCGTCAAGAATACGGTTACGCATACTCCAGAACCAAGTATTCTGTTTGATGTTATTGCGTACCGCGTCTCTCTGTTCAACGGGGAACAGTTCAACAACGGATTCCACGTCTGCCTGCGGATGCACAATAGCGTACTCCATCATCGCTTCACGCATGAATTTAAGAGACGTTTCCAGCTTGTTATTCTGTACTGCTTCGACGAGGTTCTTCGGTGTAGCTGTGATCAGATCACTCAACGAACGAACGAATTCGAACAAGTCTCTTGCGGAGATACCGTCTTTGCCGGTGTACAGGTCACTTGTCAGCAGGCATCTGCGGAAGAAATCTTTATCGAACAAGATAGCGGTGATAGCTTCTTCCATGGTAGCGTCACCGTGATTCTCTGTACCGTGATACAAGTCGAGTATTTTGTCCTGTACGTTAGCGAACTTCTCCATGCTCATAGTAGACTCAACGAGCCACTGTTCTGCGGAGTTGTTGAAGATTTGTTCGGGTGTCGCGTTCTCCAGTGTAGCTTCATCTACAACAAGTGCCTTTTCGCCGTCAGCAGTCACAACGTTAGCAGGAACGTGCTTCTCGGTGACAACAACGGAGTTGACGTTGCCGTCCTTAATGATCTGTTTCGCTTTCTGGGAAGTCTTCTCTTTAACGTTGTTGTCTTCGGTCTTGTTGGTGATAACCGCTTTGATAGCTTCAGCCTGTTTCTTTTCAGCATAGGCTGCTGCTTTCTTGAAGAGGGCAGACTGTGTATCAGTGTAGGCTTCTACTGCAGTGGTAACTAATTTACCGGCACGAATAACCGCCGCGTTATTATAATCGCCACGTGCAATATGCCCATTCAGCAGCTTCAACCATGAGTCAACCTCTTCCTGCATCTCCTGTGACATATCGCCGTACACGGAGGTCACAAGCTGCATTGCAGTGTAGGTCTGTGCAGCGCCTTCGGCGATCTCTCTTGCCAGTCTGTCACGCTTACGCTTAGGCATCGTATCCAGTTCGCCGCTCTTTTGCAGTTCGTTATACTCTTCAAGCATATCACGAACTTCGGCTACGTTCTGTACGAATGACTGCATATCAATACCGTATTCCCATGCGGCAATAGGATTCATGCGCTTCGCTTCGACTTTGTCACCGTCTACGGTATACTGAACTGCAGTAGAACGAGACTTTGCACGATCCAGTTTCTTAGCTACATTTTCAATGTCAACACCTTGTTCAAGCTGCTTGGTGTAGCGTTTAACAAGAGCATCGTTGACCGAACCGCTGATTGCTTTCTTCGTGATCTGATAACCACTTCCCGCAAGAGACGTGAGTGCCGAAACAACGAACGTATTGATCAGTGCAGTAGGATCTGTCTGCCCGGCAGTAAGGCTCTTCCAGTAATCGTCGCACATGATATTACTGAACCGCTGATCGAGCCACCATGTAGCAGTGTCTTGGAATATTTCTTCAAGACCCTCCTGCAGAGCATCCTTGGCGATACGTTTGAGTCCTGCTTTGGTGAACGTCTGATTTACTTTACCGGTACGAAGTGCTCCAGTGCCGTTACGCATTTGGTCTACTGCAGTCTGACCGAACATCTTACCGAGGATACCTTCGATTCCGATTTCTACGGCAGCTTTCAGTGTAGCGTTGAGCAGTACTGCACCGGTATCAACTGTAACGCCTTGCGCGTAGGCGGCTTCATACGCTTCATTGATACGTCCCATAGTGATAGCGCCATAGAACGTGCCTTTACTTGCAATAGACGCAACCGTACCAGCCTTGCTTGCCGATACGCCTGCTTTCTGAAGCAACGCGCTGGAACCATGTCCAACCAACATAGACGGCAGCATCTGACCGATAGTATACGTGATGGCGTTAGCGTACTCACCGTACGAGGATACACTGCCGTCAGCGTTACGCGCGTACGTCCACTCCGATTCAAAGCTGTCAATCCAGTCGCTAAATCCGGACGTTTCTCTGTAGACGTTATTCACACCTTCAAGGAATGCGTCAAAGTCTCCCTGATTGATTGCTTCATTGATACCACCCGGCAGAGAAATGATGCCACGCCCGATGTCGGTAACGCCTTTCAACGGTTCCAGTGCAAAAGTGGATAGCACGGTACCCATGAATTTACCGAAAGAGCTACGTTCCTCTTTCTCCATCTCTTTGCGCTGTATATCAACCAACTGCTGTTCGTAGTTGTTACGCGCATTGATCATATACTTCGTATAGTCGTACTCTGTCATGTTGACTTTCTGTTGTCTACCTTCGCTGTCGGTGATATCGTACTCTTTCAGTTTGGTTCTGTCGCCATACGCTTCATTGTAGAGCGCTGTCAGTTTTCTGTCAGTGTTCGCGTAGTCGAGGTTGTAGTCTTTGCGAAATTTCTCCTGATCAAGACTGTCAGTCTGCTTCAGCGCATCAAGGTATACGTTTGCCGTATTGCTTTTAACCGCGTTAGACCACTGATCGGTGCTGAAATTCGCATGACGTGCCGCTTCGCTGTACATCCTGTCATAGCTGCTTTGGATCGGTTTCAATTTGATTGCCATGTCAAGCTCTCCTTTCTTTATTGCTCACTTTCATGTGCAATAATAGAGCGTACATAAATCATACGCTCTATTACTATTATACGTTATGCAATTAGAATTTACCGCTACGACTGTTCCGGTTAGAATATGTACTGATACTCTGCTGATTCAGGAATGCAGCAATCGCCGCGTTGTATGCAGCACGTGCGTTCTCTTCATCGGCGCGAGTCTGCTTGTACGTATTAACACCCTGCTGAATACCGAATCCAACAGCACCAACCAGTGCGCCAATAGCAGCACCGATCGGTCCAGCGGAACTACCTGCAGCGGCAGCACCGGCAGTAGCAGCAAGGAATCCTCCCATACCGCCGGCAAGAGTGCTACCGACAACCTCTCCGGCATCGCCACTTCCGGCAGCACGGTACTGACGTTTCAGTTCTTCAAGCTGATCACGCAACGAATTGTCGGTGTAGTTGAAGTCTTTTGCCAGCTTGTCGTACTGTGCAATGACTTCATCGAAAGCAGCATCGACTTTCTTTGCGGATGCACTGTCAGCCATCAACGTGTTCAGGTTCTCCACTGCACTCTTGAACGGCTCATACGATCTTTCAAGCTGTCCTGTACTCATACCATATTTGCGTTCTGCGAACGTGTATACGTTGTCCTGACTCATGCGACCAAACATTGTATTGAACATACTCTGTCCGGTAGTATCACCCTGCATTGTCGGATCGTAGGAGAACGCGTACTGCGTGTTCGCCCATTCAGGCAAGTCTTTGTACTGCTTCTCGCCACGGAGATAGTCTTGGAACGTGTACGCCTGCACATCGGAGCGCTGCGCCATATCCTGCTCCATCTGTTCATAGAAGTCAACACCAGCTTGCGTCAGGTTTCCTTCGTTGTCCATGAACTTAGACAAGAGCAACGCTTCATTCATCAAGCCAGCTTCCGTTTCAACGCCAGCTTCATCGGTTGTGATGTTAAGGTACTTCTTCCAGTTGGCTTCTTCGAACGGATCGTAATAGCCACCGCCTTCAAGTTCGCCTTTCTGATGCATCTCATACATCTTGCGCAAGTAGTCCCAATGTGCCTGCTCATACCGCTGTACATAGTCAGCCTGCTGCTCAAGGTTCTTTGTAACGGTGCCACGATATGCATCCATATTCTCCGCGATGTCAGCCCTTCCCCGCAAGTAGTTCTGCAAGTAGCTATCGTACGCGGATGCCAACGCATCGTCAATAGATGCAATCGCTTCCGTCTTGTAACCGGTACCTACGTTGGATCCTGCAATAGCGGCTTTGTTCTGCAACGCGGACTGATACGCCTGATTCATGCTTGCCGCGTAATCCTGCTCTACGTTAGCCATCGCGCTCTGCTCGGCAAGATTGATAGCACCGTAAGCCTGACCCCACGTTCTCTGACCGGAATAGTCTCGGTTCAACCGTTCAAGTTCGCTACGGATACCCGCTTTCGTAAACGCCATATTATCTCACCTCCCGTGATACGCGATAGCGTACCGCAACATTACTCAACTTGATCGGATGAATCAGATCCGGATCGTTAACCGACGTATCGGCATACACTTTGAATTGAAACTCGTGCAGTTTCATGACGTGCAAGTGATACAAGTATGTACGGATCATATTGATACCATACTCAATATTCTTCGACACGTTCTCATAGATGTTGTCTCTGTACGCGTAAGTATCAAGATTGAAGATACATACACTATCGTCGGACACACCGTAGAACGTCAGTGCCTGCACGCTCTTGTAATAGTTCAACGCACTCAGATGCAGCTTTTGAGTCTGGAAGAACCAGTTGATATGCTTGTCATCGTCAGTGTACACACCGTCTTTTACGATGTTATACGGCACTCCGAGATTCAACCACGGCTCGTTGTTCCTTGTCCAAACATCCGTAAGATCTCCGGGTACTTCTTGTCTCCACCAGCTACCATTGCGGATATCAAGAATCCATACAGTATTGCTACCGTTGTACGCCGCAATCCAGAACTCCTTCTTGTAGAGTTTAACGACTTTACCGGTCAAGAAGTCTTTCATGTAGTTGAACACGGGATCACTGATCGGAGTTGTAGACTGTTCATTTGACGCAACGAAGTTCTGATACGTCAGTGCCATGATGCCACGATCTGTCGGGAAGAACGTAGTAACCGAATCGTCAGACGTTATCACGTTAGCACCCTTGCGCAAACCAAACTGCAACTTGCTCTTGTAGTACCGATATGTACCTACATCACTGTCATATGTGGTATAGTAAATCTCGTCCTCAAAGAATACTGCAACGGTAGATTCATCAATTTGATGCAGCTTTGTAATCACATTATCGAACTCGTTGACGTTTTTCTTCGGCAGATAGAACAGGAACTGTCCATCATCGTCATACTTGTTCTCCGTAATGTAAAGTTTGTTGCCTACTGCAAAGAAGTAGTTGTTCAGGTACAACAGATCAAACACGAAGAAATCATTGAGATAGCCTTGCTTCGTGTAGTACAGTTCAAACGTGTCATTATTGAATCTCGTAAAGATGTGATTGCTGCCGTTTACTGCTTTGTAGTAGTTGTATACGGTGGTGGTGGATTCCAAAGCCATACCGTCAAGCGCTTTTTCGGAAACGACTACGGTTGTTACCGTAGAAAATTCAGTCTTGGTAAAGTCGTAAATCGTCTGGTTAAGAGAAACCTTCAACGTGTTATCGTAAACCGGTTTCAGTCTACCATCCGGAACCTGTGTGACAAATGTATACGTACCAACGCCGTTTTTATCAACCACTGCTGCATCATTGCCGTATAACTGATTTTTGAAACAATAGATCCCTGCAATTTGATATTTTCCGGCAGAATCAGCTGTTCCTTTTTTCGGAAGATACGCAATGTAGGAATCGATAGACAACTGCAATAGACAATTATCGAAAGACAAATCATCTATACCGTTATAAATATCGGTACGATCGATTACTGTTGGAGCAGATTTACGTATGATAATGAATTTGTGCTTGCCGATGTTAGATTCTATAGAACTATAGCTAACAACAGCAGAGTCTGCATTCATAACTGCACCATCGGCTATTGCATTGATGTTACCAAGCGTAGGATCATTTCCTATATCTTTCTCATACCGAGTGTCAGCTTCTCCAAAATTGTAGCAAATATATGTTGTACGCAGATCGCCTTCAGCCTCTCTAACTGCATATACATATTGCTGCTTGTCAATATAATAATATGCGGTTACAACGAAATCATCATATTTTGCAAATCCAGTGGCGCTTGTCAATAGAGTAGGTGTAGGTATCTCAAGAGAACCGTCTTCCTTTGCCGATACGCAAGAAACCAAGTATGCTTTATAGTCTATGCTAACAATGATAGTATTGCTTGATATATTGAAACTGACTTTATATTTGGATGTTGCTGTAGCCAAGTTAGTCAAGTCCCAACTATACACAATAGCCCCATTGACAGCATAGTATAACACTTTGTTCTCAACCCATGCTACTGCCCCAGAAGGTGCTACCGCCATCGTTGTACTATCTCCAACGTCATAGTGATCCTTGACGAGGAACGGCTTCACGTTATCGTTCCAATTGATCGTCTTGCCATCCCACTCCAGCGTCTTACCAATAGCGTCACTGTTGATGCCGTTTGCGTCACTATAGTAGTATAGATACCGCTCTGACGTAGTCAACTGATTAACGCCTTCGCCTTCGTTTTCAACAGATCCAGTGAACGTTTTTGTAACGGGTACATAAACTAACTTCTTTATCTCTTCCGGTGTCAGGAACTCCAGTGTGCTCTTGTTGTACACAATCATTGGAATCAACTGACTTTTGCCAAAAACGTACAGATACTTATACGCGTCAATGTACTTCGGTTCTCGCGTATTGTAAATATAATCAATCTTACGGTACGTAGCAAGCGCGTCATCTTCAATGTACAGAGTAGATTTATCCGCAATGTAGTGCAACCAATAGGCACGGATTGTAGTGTTTTTTATATCGTTTCGGAATTCATTATAATACTCAATATTGGATACAAAATCACTATTGGCAATATTAGTTGCTTTCTTGATTGCAGGTCTACTCGACAGCAACCCTTCCGAGTCAATGTACATATTCTGCGCGTCGGAGAACGTCAGTTGATCTACTGCGAGAAAGTCTTTGCTGTCGTTAATACCTTTCCACTGCTCATAGTTGAAGGTGTAGTTTTTGATGCTACTCTTATCAGGACCGTTAACAGACATAGGTCGTCTATTAAACGTTCTTGCCATTACCAACCACCACCAATCGTAAATGTTTTGGTGCTCTTGTAATCGTAATCGTTCACTCTTGCAAGAGACATCTCATACTCGTTGCGGAATACAGAAGACTTGTACTCGTCATCAATCTTGAAGCACTGGCTTGCAATATACGGAGGAATGCAATCAAGAATATCTTCCGGTACATTCAGCACAGTAGACGGTTCAACTGTTGTGAAATCAAGCCATCTCGTGTTGCAAGAGATTTGATACGTACCTTCACGATAGCACAGGATCTTGCCGTAGCCAACGTACTTGAAATCGTTGTCATGCGCTTCACGCGTAACGTAATGCTTTCCGTCAGTGCTTGTCACGCTGATAACTTCGTTGTTCCAATCATCCTCGTATCCTTCATAGGTTACGGTGTTAGCATCATCGCCGAACGACACGAACGCGTCATTCAGCAGAGGAACGACATCGATAGGCGTGAGTACATTCATCTTATTCACAATGACAGTAGCGAACACGCGCTTCGGTTTAATTGTAGAGCATACTTGCGTCATAACCTCGTTCGCGTAATACTTGAACGACGAAAGCAATCTTTTATACACCGGATCGTTTTCGTCAAGATCAAGTTTGGCACGCGATACGTCCATCAAATATCCCCAAGTGTACATTATTTCTCCTCCTTTGAATGGATTAGCATAATACACGTATTTCTACGTGTGCTATGATAATCTATCAAAATAGACCTACACATTCTAAAATAGACCTACACATTCTAAAATAGACCCGCCCACCGAAGTAGGCAGGTCTACATTGAGTAAACGTATTAGGTAGTGGTCTTGACAGAACCAACAACCGATACAGGCTTTGCAACTGCAAGCGGCGTGATGACTTCGAAGTTCTCCTTCTTTGCATACGCCTTCGGACTGGCAGCTACGGTATCCTTCACGCGGACGTAAGCAATACCTCTCCACGATGCGCAGTTGATATCGAATCTCTGCCGACCGTCATAGACGATACCGTTCGGACGTTTGGTTTCGGTAACGTCAAGAGTGAACGCAACACGCTCGGTGAGTTCAGGACCGTGGTTCGCAGCGTTGTACGCTTTATCCACAATGAAGAATCCAGCACCATCAGCGCAAGGACCGATATCATTCAGGTACGGAGTGGTGTCAAGGGTTGCTCTCTGATATGCCATGTTAGGCAGACCGTTCATCTCCGGCATGGAGAGTGCAGCACTGATAGCAGCCTTCAGGTGAGGATCGTTCGGAGCAACGATGGTCTTCGCACCGAGAACGCCAGCACGCTTGCCGTTATCGTCACGGTAGTTCTCCATCTTAACAATGACCTGATTGATCACGTCAGCCAGCTTGGCAATGTACAGAGGGTCGGAACCGTCGAACTTGATTGCGGAAGTATCAGTAGCCGAAGTGCTGAACATATTGCCCTGCGACAGAGGCTCCTCAACACCGCGCTTAACGGTCTTGTGCTCCTTGTTGAACAGAGAGCACTTCACCGGATCAGTGATATCACCGGAAATGGTATCAGCAGAGTTCATCTGCAGATGAGACGGAACGCCGTCACCGCCAATCCAGTCGGTCTTCTCGGCGGTAGCACCCGGAGCGCCGAAACCGCCTTCAAGGTTCTTCAGAGCGTACTCAACGATATCGCCGTGCCATCTGCGAACAAACGCGTTGGCATCGTCCTTGATCTTGCCATACATACGGTCTTCCATCGCCTGCTGGGAGATGATGAAGGAACCCTGGAAGGTTCTCGTACGGTAGGTTGCCGCAAAGCCTTCAGCCGTGTTGAAGATCGGACCGATAGAGTAATCGGCAGTCTCGGTGAATGCACGGTCAAATCCGATAGAAGACGTGAACGTCTCCTGGAACGAGGAAATGGTATTTCTTGCAAACAGGAGGTCAATCGGGTTCTGACGCTCCCATGCTTCCTGCTGGTCTGCCAGCATCTTGTTCAGCGGCTCTTTCAGTACGTTATAGTCAGTACGAAGTTTCAGAGCCTCGTCGATATTGATGATCATTCCCATAATCTGTTACCTCCTTATGCCCCGTAGTTACCCTCAACGCTGGGCGTGAGAATAATATCGTCCGGGTAAATTACCTTGAACAGTGCAACGTGCTTCTTCGCGGTGGAATCTGCAACCACATCGGAATACCGATAGTCACGATTCTCAACCGGAACATGACCGTACTCCATGGTCATGTCAGACTGCGCAACGATGTACATATCAGTCGTAACAGTAGGAGTAACCTCGGAACCGGAAGTAGCGTTGGTAGCAACAACCAGCTGAAGAGCACCACTTACAATCTGAACAAGATCTCCGACCTGTGCAACCTGAAGCGCCTTACTCGCGTCATCGTTGCCGGCAGTCATGGATCCCTTTGCGGAAACCGTGAGGTCTTTCACAATCTCGTACTGTTCCTTTGCGGTACGGAAACCGGCTTTGTATTTCTTGAAATACGTTTTAGCCATAACTTTAATTCTCCTTTACGGTGATTTTATTGAGTTGATCATCCGTCATCGAAGGATTGAAGAACTTGTACATCTTCTTTTCGTCAGCGGTGAGATTTCTCTCGCCGGTCGGAACGGCAGCACTACCGCCGTTTGCAGTGAGATGAGTTGTGGTACCTCTGCTCTGATCGCTCATCATACGCATAATGCGTTTCTCGCCCTCTACCTCAAGGTAGGCAGCCTTTAGCGATCCTTTCTGTCTCCACGCCGAAATCACTTCCGGACTAAGCTGGTTTAAGGACGTGATCTCGCCACCACTCAGCTTGGTAACCTCGGCTAACTCTTTCTTCCCGAACTCCTGAACGCGCATCTGACGCAGTTCTTCAAGTTCCTGCATACGGGGGTCTTTGTCGATACGCTCTTTCACAAGCTGCTCGACGATAGGTGCTACATCGTCAGGGTCAAGTCCTTTGTCCTCAATGACTTTACGCTCACGACTCTTTGTCAACTCTTCATAAGAGCCGTAGCCCATGGCTTTTGCAATAGATTCACGTTCCTCTGCGCGCGCTTTGTCAGTGGACTCGCGGAGTCTTTTCGCAAACGCCTTTGTATTGTCGATATTGCTATCGGCAGTCGGTGCTGTTTCTTCCTGTACAGGTGACGGTTCCTGCTGACTATCGTCTGCAAACAGCGAATCCAGATCGATGTCATTAACGTCTTTGTTTTCGAGCATACAATATGCCCTCCTTTGCAATGTGTAAGGCGAATTCCGGTTGCAATCCGTTTGTCAGCCTTCTGTTATTATTATACGTTACACTTTTTCAGTTTGTGCAACACTGTCTTCATACCATTGCGTGAATTCTTTCAAAATATCACATTTTCTTGATATATGGTTACTAACGTGAATCGTGATATCATTGTACCCGGAGTAATACTTCATGTAGCTTCTGCAAAGAATGTAAAGCAGCTTGAATACGACTAACGCCGCGCCAGCCCATCCCCAATCAATCAGACTCTTAACGGACAACAATGTCAGTACCATCGTAGATATTGCGTTCATTGCAGCATACATACCGGTACGCCGCTTCAACAGCTGCGCTTCACTCGCGCCGATATCAGTCATATCGTTGCTTGACATACTGCTCATCAGTAGGTTTGGATTGATACCGTGGATCTTGATACTACGTGCTTTGATGATATGTTTCGCGGTAAACTCACCGTACTGCTTCTTCAGATCGTCTTCGCTCCACGTCTTCAATGCTCGGACTTCGCCGTGGTTCTCATTGAATTCCTCAAACGTGATAGCAACAGACTTCAAGATCGGCTCCTGCAATTGACGCAACGCCTTGTCATTGTATTGTGAACAGAACTCCGGCAAGTCTTGCAGTTGTTTCGATGACAGCTTGTTAATCGTTTCACTATAGAACGTAACAATATTCTTGAAACCGTCAGTCAGTTTACCGTAATGTACACCTTTCTGATAAAAGTTTGTACAAAGACCAACGGTTGCAAGATAGAACGGTAGAGCCTCTGCAAGAATATTGAGTACTTCTTTGAGTGTAATATTACGAAGCTCTACCGCGCCGAGGCAGATCATACCTACTGCAATGATCAGACCGGCTCCTACAAGATCGAACGCTCTATCCTTTACAATTTTCTTGACATCAGTCTTAACGTCTACTTGCATTACTTACTCCTTTTAGCTTACTTCTTGTTAGCTTCTCTCAACGCTTCAACGGTTGCACTCTTGCAAAACAGGAATCCGAAATGCTTATAGATCTGCGCTTCCTCGCCCATTGCTTTCTCAATCGCATGATACATCGGATCGAACGTCAGCTTATCGATGCCCGATGCTGCAATCGTCATGATACACATGATCTTGATCGGTGCAAGAATGTTCTCAATCAGCATCACAAGAATCAGGATAACCAGTGCAATGATTGTTGCAGACGGCATCTTGAAGTGCTCCAACATTTTATCCTTGAACAGCAAAATACTGAAAAGCAGCATGAACACGCCAGCAGCAGATACGGTAGACTTCGGTGACTGCAAGAAACTATCTCCACAGGCTAACAGTGTAGCCATTGGTGTTCCCACAGTTAACAGTGTGGAGATAGCCTTGTATGTATTATACTTGGCTACCATAGTTAATACCTCGTCGGTGTGTTCTGCTCAACAGGCGTAGCGACAACTGTCTGAACCTTGTCAATCGCGTCGCTCATTGTCTGATTGACCTCTTCCATCTTGTCGTTCAGCGCTTTCTTCAGGCTATCAATCTCCGACTGCAACTGCTCCTTCGTGTTCGCGTCACTATATCGTGCAGTATTCAACAGGTTACTCACCGTCTGCCGCAGACTATCGTCACGGATTGTGGAGTAAACAAGAGACTGCACTTCAAGCATCGCGTTGACCTTATTGGTAACAGTCAGCAGTTCTTTGTCAAGCAGAGCCTTCGTTTCATCGATAGCGGTCTTTGTAGCTTCTGTCACGTCCTTAATCGTCTCGGAGACTCCTTTGATAGAGGCGATAACGCTACGATTCTTGGACGATTCAGTCAGTTCGTTCTTCAGGTCAGTAGACGTGATCGCAACGCCTTTGTTTGTCTTGATGGTTCGTATGGTGTTGACTACAAGAGTCAGCATCGCAAGAAAGTTCGCCGATGTCAGGAACGCAACAATCTTGTTGCTGTTCGCGGCAAGCCATGCATAAATGTTCTGGAAAAACTCTGTCATAGTAAAATTTCCTCTCTTTCAAGTTTCTGATTGATCCACTTTGGACGGGGTGGAACGATACCCGTTTCCGGCGCATTCAGCCATGCGTAGTACCAGCTTCTAAGTTCAATCGTCTGTTCCTGTGTCAGAGACTCATACCACAGCTTACCACGATTGACTACTTTGAAGCACTCTACTTCTCGGCGTGCTCTAATTACATCTTTGTTCATGTGTGACCTCATTTCCAAAGGAGAGCCAATAATATGTATTGACTCTCCCCAAAAAATTTATACTACAATATGCTTGTAGTATTCTGCCAACTTCTTAGTTGGCTTCGGACCATCTTTATCCAGCAAGAAAGCCTTTGCGAGAGAACCGTAGAATTCCGGAATATCGACTCCATAATGTTTTGCGACACCGCAATAGTCGCTATACATCATGTTCATCGTAGTATTCCAAATCTCCGGCGTAATAGATGAAACGTTAATTTCAGTGTCACGCATGAGCGGAGATGTATCACTGATTGACCAGTGACCGCCGATACTTCCGTCCTCGTTGACCATGGCTGCGTTCCATGCTTTCATTTCCGCGCTATTCAGTTCGCCTTCTTCTGTATCACTAATCGCTTTCAGGCAATTGTGAATTGCAATGATACAATTGAGAGAACGTTCGCAAACGTCCATTTTATAGTAGGCTTCAAGAGCATTCCGCAGCTTGGTCTTGTATTCGCCTACCGTCATGTTACAGACGATAAATATCCAACTCTACGTTGCTGAAATTAGCCGCAACGCCAGCGTTGACAATAGATAACGTATCGGGAGCAGCAAGGAGAGACTTCACAGTCGTTGTAAACGACAGCGAGTGTACTTCCGTGTTAGCCGTGCTAACCACAGCAGATGCCGTTGCTCCTTCAATTGGAGTACCATTACGAGAAACGTTCAATACCACTGTACCGGCTGCAGGAGCAGTGAACGTAGCGTTTACCGCGATCAGATAACCGTTGATACAGTTATCGTTGATGCTTACGCTTGAGTTACCGTTTAACGTCATGGCTGCTTTACAGTAGCCTGTCACAAGGGTTGCGCCAATGGGTACTATCCCACCGGCAAGAACACTGGACGCTGTCGAACTGACTGTCTTAATATACGGTCTACGCATGATTTCTCCTTTCTAAAATCAGGACGGCGGATTTCTCCACCGCCCCTTAGTAGTGTATATTTTAATAGTTTGCGTTACAAGTCTGCCCACCGCAGAACGGATTCGTCCCACTGTTGTATACAGTTTGTGTCGGGTAACGCACTACGCCGCAAAGCGCATTCTGCATCTCCAACTGATTGATCCGTGCTTGCAGAGCGTCAATCTTGTTCTGCGCAATAGCGTCAAGAATCTTCTGGGTCTGCGCAGTAGTCGTTGCATTGATCGATGCAGTGTTCATTGCGGCGTTATAGTTTACGCCATCAATGGCACGCTGGGTCTGACAACAACAGTTTGCCATCTGCGCGTTTGTAGCTGCGAACTGTTGAGAGATTTCGTATCCAAGATTACAAACGCCGCTATAGACAGCATCCGCTTTACTCTCGATACGATTTCCATTATTCATCACCTGTCCTTCAAGACGAGTGAAGTTTGCCGAGTTATTGAGATCCTCTACAGTAGCTACGCGTCCGTCACGGTTTCCAAAGAAGCCGTTACCGCCGCCAAGCATACCAAAGAGTATTAAGAGGGCAAAAATCCAGAAACCACCGCCGCCTTCTCCACCGAAAGCGCCAAAGGAGTTACCACCTACAGCAGCATAATCGGCAGGAGACATCTCGGAACCAGTCATAATTGCTACCTCCTATTTAGTTATTTATAACCAATAGCGTCTGCAGCCGCTATCAATTACCTCAAATTACTCAAAATCGTGTTTGGATCAATGTTATTCTGCTTACAAAGTTGATAAAATACTTGCTGTGGATCTTTTCCTTTCGTCATCGCAAGAATATTCGATAATGCAGGATTGTTTTGAGCCATCTGATTCAGCGCAAGCTGTGGATTTGCAGCAGTGTTAATCGTGTTCCACAACTGTTTGATCTGCGCTACCATCGGATTGTTCGTAGGTATCGACTTTGGTTGATTCAACGTTTCCAGTAACGGGTTTCTCATTCAGCTTTTCCTCCAATCTGTTAATACGACTCAACAAATCGTTCAAGTCTGGCTGCTTCGGTGGATTATAGATGTCCATCTTATACAGTGTCTTTGTCTTACATCCGGCATCGTCTGTCGTGATGTACCAAGCAAGTATCTTGTCAGTACACGACGCGTCCAATGCGATTACCTCTGAACGCGGATACATTGGCAACGCTTCTGCTCCACGCTCTCCGTTCACTTTCACTACCTGATAAGGTTGTGGAAACTGATAATTCATAGTCTTTACCTCCCTTCACTACTATTATACGCTGGTGCATTGTAAAATGCAACTGTAACGTATAATAAAGTTTCGACTTATTTAGGCGGTATACACCGGAAGGTTTGTGTTGGTTAGGCGGTGTAGTTGATAGTTAAAACAGCATTATCCATTTCACCGCTACCCGGATGCGGTTCCGTGCTACCGGTTATATAAATATCTGCGTTTGAAACAGAAATGGTATTTGATCCAGAATGTACCGTAGTTCCAGTATCATTATAAGATGCTGAAACATATGCTTCTTCAGCATCATTTGGTGTATCACCCCAAACAGGGTTTTTCGTTGCTACAATCACATCGCCATTCTGCAACGTGTATGGACTTGTAACAGCAGAACCATTGACTGTAAGAGAATCAAGATTGCTAAACGTTAGCGTGTGTTCAGTTACCCCTCCCCCCCTTGTTTAGTACCGTTAGCTTGCAACCATGTCAGAAGGTCACCAGTTGGGGACGTAGAGAAGGTGATGGTACGATATTTTTGGTCATTCCAAACATTATTTCCAAGCATACTTCCGGGAAATCCGTACGCCAATTCCGTATTTCCGGTTGTCGCATTGTAATACACCATATTGTCGCCATCTCCATCATGAAACTGAGTATTGATGCGATTATATTTTACGCCAGAACACGTAAATTGAACATCACCAACAAAACCCGGAGACACTAATAACGTTTGGTTCAGATACCACGTTTCGCCGGTCGTACCTTTCGTCACCGTCACACTATTACTGAAACTCGAACTACCAAATCCAGCACCTTTCGCTCTCAGTTTCACAACGTGGTCACCGTCAGCCAGATTAGCCCACTTTGTTGAAGTAGAGAGGTCGTATGATTTACTCACTAAAAATCACCATCCTTTCATAAGTCCAGCTTTTTGTAGAGAAGCTGGAGGAAACTCTGTGCTACCTTAAAGCGTTATGATTGTTTCGTTGTGTTAGCGCTAAACCAAGTATAAAATGCAGTAGGAACGGTATAATCTGTTGATATAATAATAGTACGTAGTTTTGTTGTATCGGTAGCAGTATAGCTATACCATACGTCCCCATCGTTCCAATCGTGATGTATCCAGCCGGTAGTTTCCCCACATTCTGTTACAGAAAATTGAGTTGCACCGCCTCCTGCACTACTGTAATATACGCGAGCTAATTCTGATGTGTCATTGAATTTGCGTCCGCTGCTCATACCATAACAAGTCCAAAGACCAGTAGCGTAAGTATTGTTAGCTGTCAAGTAATATGTTTCGAATGTCATAACTACATACACGGCTGGATTAGCAATTTCAGGTTTTTCTTTAAGTACATAGGTACCTGCTTTTAAGATAGGCAAAACTTGTTGAGTTGCATTAACAGAAAGCCACTCGCTTAATTCACTCGGAGGCTGTTGTAAAAACTGTATTGTGCCATCTAAGCTTGAAGGTCCAATAATTACACTATTATTGCCAGTACTATCATAATAATATTTTATTTTCGTTTCATTATTTTCTGAATAAATTTTTATCCGCTTGAATGTATTTAATTCGCCTAATGTACGAAAATCTATCGTAACGTCTATTTCTTTATCAGGAGCAGATATACCTGATGAGTTTAGTACATACCACACATTAGGCGATTCTCCAGTCGTATTCTCATACAACTCTCCATCAACATACACGTCATAAGACTCTGCGTTCGTGATAGCATCCCACGTCACGGTCGTATCAGCTGCTGTAGCAACAGGTGCAGCGAGTTTCGTGAAGCTGACTGTTGCTGAGAGGTCGGAGTCTTGGTAGTTGGCGGCTTTAGCTTTAACGCCGAGTTGATACGTACCTGCTGCAAGAGACTCGTAACCCGAGAGAGTTGTGACGTCGATTGAGACTTTTGGAGTAGATTGTTTTGATGTGATGGTAATTGTGCCGAAAAGACCGCCGGAATCAGCAATAAGCGTGAAGGAATTGTCCGTTTTATGACCAAAGATTCCATAATCAAGATTTGCTGATACGGTATCAAGCACGTATCCATCTTGAAGTATTGCTGAAAAAGTAAATGCCACTCCATCATAACTGTTTGGAAGTGCTGCGCTAATCTCTGTTCCAGAAGTGGTCCACTCTTTTCCAAGACCGGTCACTTTTGTTATGTGATTGTCAAATACCATTGTAAGAAGAGCTGGAGCTCCGACAAATTTCAACTCTCTTGCAGTACCAACCTTCTCAAACTCCGCATATCCTTTCCGATATGCAACAGTTCTGAAATTGTTGTTAGCAGCAAGTCCGTCGCACGTCAGTGTAATTGTTTCGCACTCTTTAGCAGTATCAGCGTGTCCATCAAAAATGATTCTGTCAGGTAATGTCTTTATGTTTACCACTAAAAATCACCATCCTTTCTATAGCGGTCTAACCTATACTACCGCTTGGAGGGTTTGCTGTTGTTACTGTTTTGTACCATTCGCTTGAAGCCATGTCAGAAGGGCACCGGTGGGAGGGGTGGAAAAAGCGATAGTGCGGTAAGCCGTATTCGCCCAACCGTTATCCCCATTGTATGCGTTTAAATACCTATAAGGGGATGTATTCCCGTAACTTACATCACTAACAGAGCCATCATCAGTTGTAACATATATAGAATCATACTGCAAAGAATTGCAAACAAAGCTTATATTTTTGAATGATTCGCTATTGCCGGTGATAGTTTCATTCAACACCCACGTTTCGCCAGTCTGTGGACTATACGTCCCCAACGAAGTACTCCCCGCAAACACTTCATACTGCTCTGCATTCTCAACGGCGTCAAAGGTCAACGTGTTGTCACCCAATAAGAGATTAGTCGGTGCATCCAACTTAGGCAACGAACCCACAACGGTAATAGTAACATTACCCGTAACGTTCTCAATACCGGCGACCATTGTCGTTCTGTCATCTGCAACAGGGTAATCCCACGATGCAAGTGTTGCACCAGTTACTGTAGGCGTTGCGCTCAACTCGTATCCGGTATCTGCAACGAACTTCAGGTCAGCACTGCCGCCGATATTAACCGTAGCAGGATTCGTACTTGCTGCAGTACAATGCGTCAGGTTATACGTAACTGTAGCTGTACTAAGTACGCCGGCGATTGTAATAGTAACCGGTCCCGTCGGATTAGTGATAGTCAGTATTCCGGTAACGGGTTTCCAATCACTGTCTGCACCTGTTATGGTGACGGAAGTCGGGAACTCATATCCGCTTGCTGTTGCATACTGGAGCGCAATCGTTGCGCCATATGCAATGAATGTAGGATGTGTACCAACCTTTGTAACGTTCGTCAGGTTCTCCGTGATAGAATACGTAATACGCTCACCTGTAATAGTAATCGAAATGTCTCCGTCTATATTGTAAAGAGTTAGTTTACCACTATCCTTGTTCCAAGTACTAACCGCTCCACTAACAACCACCGAACTCGGCAAGTTGTATCCGGTTTGGGCAGTATATGTCAGAAGCAGTGTCGAGGAAGTTGCAGGAACCGTTGTAGGATGCGATCCGGTAGCAGTCACTCCGCTCAAACTCTCGGTAATAGTGTAAACAATCACCTGTGCCGTAGCATTAACCGTTACATCACCGCTCGGTTCAGACAGTGTCAATACCTTGGTGGACGCGTCATAACTCTTTTTCGCGTTTGTAACAGTGATGTCATCGGCAGTCAGAGTGTATTTACTGTCAACCGTGAACGTAATAGCAGCAGTACCGTTGACTCCAATCGTACTCGCTCCGGTGTAGGTACAATGAGTTGCTTCTACACTAATATTATACGACGTGAATGTGTTAGCCGTAAACCAGTTGTAGAACGATCTCGTAACGGTCTGTGCACTGTTCAGCCTGATAGTACGCATATACGGGAACGGATAATCCCACTTTGTACCGTTATACGCTGTAATGTTACCGGCAGACCGTACATACGTCAACGCGCTCGTTGTTACAAGCATATTAGTGCAAGAGTACCACCCGGTTGCGTTATACTGTGCATCGAACGCGAAACCGCTCAACGTAGGCAGATTAGCCAGCGCGGGATTCTCCTTGAACCGATACGTACCAGCCGCAATAGACACATTGTCTTCCACGCACGTATACGTTACCGTCACGTCTGCTGTAGCCATACTCAACAGGACATAGAACACGCCATCAACTGTCTCGGTAGTATACGTTCCGACACCGCCAAGTCTCAATCCTGCAGTGCCGTTCGTCTTGTAGTCAGTATCCGGTACAACCTTAATACGCGTTGTCTCGTCGTGGATAGATACGTACTCCTTGTCGGCAGTCAGCGTACAATGTACACCATTCAGCGTCAGCGGGTAGGCGATTCTGGAGGCTTTCGCAGTTAACTGTACCGTACCGGTAGCGTTCGACAAACGAACCACGGCAAGTTCACCGGTTCCACCAATCTGTACCGTCTTTGTAGCGTTCGTCACCGTGAACGACGTTTCTTTCATCAGGAAGTTATCGTTCGGAATGAAACTGACGCTCGTAGTTGTATCACCTGTACTAATGTACCCGCTTGTAGGATCTGCAGTACAATCAGTAGCGCTAACAACGAACGCATACTCGGATACTACCGCAGTGGCAGTAACAACAACGTTGTTCGTACCGTCATCTGTCACTGGATTCTTGATAGTCAGCTTACCGGTAGACGCGCTCCACTCGTATTCAGCGTTCGTTATACTAATACTGTCAGCAGTCATCTTATAATGCTCATACGGTTTTATCGTGAACGTTCTCGTCTCGTCAGCAGTGAACGTACCGGCAACTACTTGCGTAGTACCGCTTTCATCGTAGACCGTGCAGTAATTCTTGTTAAAGCTGTAGTTGAACGTCTTCGCTACCGCTGCAATGGTAACCGTAACGTTACCGGTCGGATTGGATACTTTCAATTCACCCGTTCCGGCGTTCCACTCATACGTTGCGTTCGTAACACTGATCTTGGTCGGGAACGCGTATCCGCTACTCTTGACCACGAAACTCCTGAAGAATGTCGTGCCGGCAATACAGTAATCACGCGGTGCATCCGTTGTGGAGCAGTTTGTCAACGTCTCACTATATGTGTACTCAATGTTCGTTGCCACAACGGAGATAGTAACATCGCCATACGGGTTACCGGTAGTCGGTCCGGTCGGGCTGCTGATAATGATCGTCTTGTTCGCCTTGTCCCAGCTGCCTACCGCGCCGGTTACAGTGATCGTATCTGGCAACTTGTAAATACTCTCGTCAAGAGATACAGTGTATGTAGCCGTACCCTGATAGGATATCTTACTCGGTCCGGTGATCGTGCAGTTCGTGCCGCTTGCGGTAACCGTGTACTCTATAGCAGTGGATACCGCATTGATGGTAAAGTTACCTCTCGGCGCACGCATATTGAGTATTGCAACACTGCTCGTGTTATTGTACGTGTAATTCACAACACCTTCCGGCTCGATAGTAACTTTCGGCTTACCATAATGCGTGGAATCGCTCTGCTTCAGGTATGCACTGATCCAGTTACCGTCCGTCAATATTGTAGTAGGCGGATCCGTTACTGCACCGGAGATATGCTCCAAGAAGTTCGTGTTCTCCGTTTCGCTCGTGATGTAATACGTGTCGTTACCAATTATACCGAGCATCGGCTCCGTGCCGTTATAGATCTGCGGCAGCTTGATGCTACCAAGATACGCTGCCGTAACAGTATCCGTGCCGACACGCATCCTTGACGGTATAGACTTGAATGTGATGACAACAGTAGCAGTATTGGTTCCGCTTGCGTCACTGCCCGCTTCCGTCCAAATCTCTACGTTCTCGTTCGTAATGGTAATATTATTGACCGTGTTATCGGCAGGATATACCACGCCGTTGACCCACAATCTGCGTGTAGAACCCATCTTCGTAACGGTAATCACGTCACCGTCATACAACGTCCAGCCGGAAACAGCATCGTATTTCTTCGTCTCTCCAACATACGGATTGAACTGAACAGTCAATGATGTATCCGGCGTAACATCAATAACATACGTATGCACCGCACCGTATGTTCCCAACTCGGTGCTACCGGCATAGATAGCATAGCCGGTAGCGTGAGTCACGGGATCGAACGTCAATGTGTTACCACTGACAGATACGTTTTGCGGAGTTGATAATTTTGCCATAACATCACCCCGTTATCAAATAAAGTGTTTTATTGTCCTTTACTGCAAGATTATCGTAATCGGTCTGCGTGATAGACAAGGTCTTGTACACGGAGATTGCATCACGCGCTTCCTGCTCCGTCATGATCATCTGCGCGTTGTTCGTGCCGACACCGACAATGGAGTTCTTGGCAGGCGCTTCGGCGGGCAGCGTCAGCATCTTAGCAAGTTTCGCTCTGACTTTTGCGTCAAGATGGATGTTGATCATCTTGTTCGTCTCATCGATGTCAACGATGATATCATCCGTGCCTTCAAGCGGAATCTCGATCTCTGCAGACTTCCCGTCAATCTGATACTCTACGTTGAAACCATGCTCAACCGCCGACAGCGTACTGATCGTGGTGTAGTTGAACGGTTTATAGTTCGTCTGCCAGTAGCCGAGGTTGATACAATCATACTGATCAACAGGCACGTTCGTTACAAGATTGCGGTTGTTGTTACGGATCGGAATCGTAAACGGTGTTCTTGATACACTGCACAAAATATTCAATGGAGTAACCGATGCAGGTTGACCGATCGTAATAGCATACGGCGTAGCGTCTCCCGTTGTAGCAGTTCCGAATGCCCAAATCTGCAGCCATGCGCAAGGCAATGTGATTGCAGATGTCAACGGTATCGTACCGCAATATGGTGTCAATCCCGGTTTCACGTACACTGTAATTACCTGTCCGGTAGATATCGCAATGCTATCCGTCGGTACTGCATAGTCCGTACCGTTAACGTTGATCTTTGTGAAGTCATCCGGGAACGCGATCGTCATTACACCTTTCGTTGAATTCGACGCACTCAACAAGACGTAGGACGACAAGCCGTTACTCGCTGCCGGATTCATCTTGCTGTCAATAGCATCTACTTTAGCTTTCAGCCCTGTAATATCAGTAATCTGCGTGTTGTGCGGGTTGCCGGTCGCTTGGCTGTGCTTGTAGGCTTTGTCGCCAAAATCACCGTAGTACGCAGACTCATGCGTCGTACCTAAAGCAAGAGACGAACCGACCTGTACGTATCCGGCATAAATGTCCCATCTGTAGGTCATGTTAGTTTCAAGATCGACGTACAGCTTATCATAATCGCCTGCAATTGGTGTAGGTCCAGCAGTCTGAACTGCGTTCTCTTTCAGCCATCCAAGGAACGTTGTATCGTCAGGACGACGACTAAACACAATTGTACGGAGTGCCTGCTTTACGGAAGCGTTCGTAGCCTTATACGTAGTGTCATTCGATACTTTGTAAGACCATACGCTTTGTGAAACATTGCATACAACACCAGCGGTTTCATCGTTCTTCTTAGCGAAACGCAAACACTGCGCATAGTTCGTAGGATCATCTACCATCCACTGAAACATCTTCGATGATTCAACAGTTTCAGAAAGAACGTTATCTGCGCTTAATGTTCTGATCGTAGCAGTGCCGTAACTCTTAAAATACGGCATCGGAGGTTCAGTCTCGTTATAAAAGATTGTCGTCGGTGTCTCGTTGATCAACCAAGTGTTTTCTTGTTCCCAATCATCAAAACCAGTCCAAAACTCTCCATTGATGTAGTACCCACTCACAATCTCGTCCGCTCCGATATCAGCGGGCAAGTAACTGTTAGGTATCTTACCGTCACTGCCAACAGGAATGTAAGTGTTATCAGCATACTCTTTGTTCAGCAACGTTGTCGGTTCCGGAGTAGTAACTTTACCGCGCAATGAACCATCGGACGCACGGTATGCCATAGTATTGCCAATCGCGTTGTTACTGAACTGCGCGACACTATCTGCACCGGTATTGTCTGTCGTGTAGACTCTGTTTGCAACGCCGGACTTCTTAACATATCCAGTCTCAAGGTATCCAATATTGACAAGCTCGTTGTCCCCAGCAGAACCGGTAGTCTTACCTAAGATACGCCCCTGTGCATCCCGCTTGACAATAGACCCACCGTCAACCCCGTCAGATACATCTACCAGCTTCGTCCCGGTACCGTTAGCGCCTTCAACATATGCTCTGTCGATATCAGTATTGTTCTCCAACTTCTGCAAAGAATATCCAGTCAAGTTACCCTTCGTCACAAAGTCTTTATTGCCCAAAGCGTTAAGCGCTGTATCATTGTCATACCCCATCTTCACGTCTACCGATACTCTGTCGTCGGTCATCGTGAAATGCTTGATCGTCAGCGTATAGTCGCCTGCAATGACGAACTGTGTCTTGTCGGGCTTCATAATACCCGCCTGATCGTATGACGCTTTCGGTACGTATACGTAGATCTGCTCGGTGTCTATCACTTTAGGCAGATCCGGCTTGATCTGCGTCATTACTTTATTGTACTCTGCCATCATCTATCTCCTTTCACAAAAGTAATCCCTTGTCCGCAAGGTTCGTTGTAACGTTCAATCGTGTCGGTATCAGGATAGGCATCACTGCGTTGTACTCGTTGCTTGCAGGCTCACCGTCAATCAGCGCAATGCTATACAGATACTCCTGCTCTGTCCATAGCTTAGTGTCCTCTACATCATACGGTACAATGATACGCGGCGCAATATACTCCACCCACGTGCCGCTCTTGGCAGCATCAACGGGCAAAGTATACTTCCAGTACTTATACGAAGTACCATCCGTATACACCGCGCTGTTGTCATACGTCTCAGCATCGCCGTACTCAAAGTCAGGGTGTGTGTTGTCCTCAAAGCTATCTATTTTCACTGCTACCGTACTTTTGAACCGCAAACACTCTACAGGCATCCAAGTGTTCAGCACGTACCGGTTCTCCTGCGTGTAGCGCGTGTTAGCAACAGTAATCAGCCAGAAAGGCTTAGCCAACCCACTACTGACAATGTACGGCGAACCGTCAGGGTTTCTGACAACGAAATCCATCGTGAATGTCTCACCACGGGTGACAGATAACTCGTTATTATATGTTCTCATGTATCACCCCTCCTTATGTCTGCTGCGGAGAGAACGCTTCATCGATCTTATCCGCCCTGTTTCTCTCGTTCGTGCGCTCTACGTTCGCCGCGTGTGTCGCTCCGTTACCGTCAGGACCGCTGTTCGGTCTTGCTCCACCACGTCCGTCAGTCAATGCAGCAGTAATCATAGCATACAACTCAGGATTCTGCATGATTGCCTGCTCTACTTCGGCGGGAAGATGCTGCTCGTTCTCCTCAATGCCGGCAAGTGCAACACGAGCCAACGGATACTGCAGGGAATCCATCACGTTCCAGAAGATCTTCAGCACACGCGGGTCGCTCGGATTGCCAAACGCGCCCTGAACGAACTTATTCTGCGTCTCCTGCCACATTTGCAGTCTATTCTGACTGAATGTAGCTGCGGGATCGCTGCTGAACGTGAAATCATCACGATAATACACCTCTCCGGTACGCGGATCGACGTTCAGGAACATATATTTGTTCCAAGTTTCCTCAGTTTTGCTGCCGTCAGGCAGAATTCTCACGAAAGTACGCGGCTCATCGCTGAATGCAAGCAGATATTTCAGCATCAACTCGTACACGCCTGCAAATGCGGCACTTTTTGTCACTTTCAATGACTCAATACGCCCCGCAGACTGCATCGCGGAGAACTGTTTCGCTTTACCGGACGTGGCAGTCGTGTCATTCAGCCCCTGAAAACTGTTCGTGATACCGGACGATGCCTTACCACTATCGTACAACAGGTTAGCAATCAGCAGATCCTGCGATGTATCAGCTACAATCTGCCGACACTGCACCATCTGCGCTTCTTCAGCGGTGCGTACACCGAACACTTTGAACGTATCATCCGTATCGCCGATCTTCATCTTCTCCGGTTTCGTCACTACAGCACCGGATTTCAGTGTTTTATCGACCGCTTTGGTCATGACTTTATTGATGGAGTCCTGCATATCCAGTGTGATACGCACGTCAGACGCGCCATAGATACTGTTCGGCACGCTGATCGCCGGTCGCGGTACGAACGGCAGCTGCCTGACACGGTAGTACGGGATCTCCGTACCGGCTGTCAGCAGTACTTTCGCCTCGTATTTATCCTTAGACTCGTCATCCGTGTCCCCGGCAGCATACGGATTGTACGCCTCGTACAGGTCTTCCTCCAGATACTCCGTCTCGGCGTTCTCGTATCTGAATGTCTTACCACCGCAAACAGGGCATACAGCACTCTGCGCTGATACGGTCTTACAAGTAGTACACCGTCTTAGCTTACGGATCTGCCAGTCCTCCTCGTCAGTGATGACAATGTTCGACGCTTCGACCCAACTGAACCGACCAACAATGCGCTCATCGTTCAGGTAGTAGCACGTCACCATATCAACCGTGTTACCGCTCAAGTCAGTAGGTACAACATACCGGTGATACAAGTCCCATATCCTTGCAGTGGACACGCTCTCACGCTCAAAGATGTACTCCAGCTGCCGGTAGTCCGATACCCCCGGCTGCGGAATGATCTGATCGGTTGTGCGGAACATGACACGTACGTCACCGCTCCGCTCATGCGTGTTGTCCAAGCTGTCCCACCACACCTTGTACCAGCCGGTACCGTCAATGTAGGTGGAACGCTCACTCTTGTCGTTGTCGTACCAAGTAAGCACTCGGTCCATCTCGAATTTCAGGAAGTTCTCGGTAGTCTCTACCAGAGGTAGGTCAGTCTTGTATCGCGGACTGATCTTAGGCATCGGGATACTGTTATCCACCTTGCTCTCAATCAGCTCGTAACACATCTTGCGCAATTGCCGCGTTCTGCGATTGCTCTCGGTACCGTCTGCCTTCAAGGCGTTCAGTGTACCATTGTAGGCTTTACGCCACTTTTCCAAATTAGCAGGATTGCACTCCTCCGTTGCATCACGCGCACTCTTTGCCATAGCGTACAATGTGACGAATGCGTTAACGCGCTCATTCTCACTATCTGTATTACAATATGGCTTCAGTCTCTCGCTCTGCAAGTAGAGGTCAATCCGGCTTGCTCCCTTTGACATATAGTCTACGTCTCCTTTCTTGTAGTTTCTACTATTATTATACGTCGTTCACACCGCGTGTACAATATGGTAATAGTAGGTACCGTCGGGGCAATATAGCAATAGGGTAGCCTGCAAGAGACCACCCTATATGTATCTATATGTATCTACCTTAATTATCCTCCCACTCCAACGGCGCCCCATACGTACGGATGAACTCCTCCTGCTCCATACTGTTCATCTGCTCGAAGTCCTCCCACATATCTGGATACCATTTAGTAAACCGCGTCCACCGTTTCTCCGGTGCAGGATCCTCGCCGGTCACTATCTTGATCAGTCTCGATAGCGCCTGTGACATACTGTCCACCATATCATCATTCTTGGCGAACGGGAAGTGACTCATCTGGTACAGGAACCGCCCGTAGCCTGTTTCAATGTGGTTGTCGTCCTCTATCTCGCGCCGCTCGCTCTCCGTGAAATCAACAGGGATGTACACGCTGCCGCCTGCAATGAATGGACTCACAGCTTGCGCACGGCTATATTTACCGCCCAGCGGGTTCACCGCTACAATAGGTGGTATGCCGTCAGTGTATTTCAATGTGTCAATGATAGCCGACCCGTTAGCCTTGTCCTCAATGATGAGTTGATCGATGCCGGGGTACTCGCCGCATAGTCTCTTTATCCTCTCCACAGTCTCCGTGAATCCCATGCGCTTGTTGATCAGCTTGTACAGGTACGCGTTCTTCTGACTCAAGCCCCACAATGTGATAGCTACACGGTCACTCGTCTCCGTCTTCTTGAATGTAGCGTCTACAGAGAGACAAGTGTACTCCATGTCGGCGATGTCGATCCTACTATAGCTCCCACCGTCCTCAGTCTCTCCACCGATCTTACGACAGTACCGCTTCCACCAGTTGTCCCGGAACAGGTTACCATTCTGCGCGCTCGGATGCCCTTGGTACAGCGCGTTCCATACACGCTCGCCCTCACCGGCACATACCAGCATTTTCTTAGACTTTAACCAGATATTGTCGTTACGGATCCTCTGCGGCAGGTCAAAGTCTCCCATGTGATCACCCATCAGGGAGTCACCCAGCCGCCTGTGCAGTGGATCAGTAGCCTCGTCCTCGCACTCGCATGGCAGGTTGATGTCTGCCCACACGTAGTCGCTCCAGTTACTCTGTATGTACCCAATCACGTCGTTCTCAACCCACCGCGTCTGTATGACGATCAGCTTACCGCCCGGATGAATACGCGACTGTACGCTCGGTCCCATCTCGTCATGGATCTTGGACAGTACCGTCTCGCTCTCTGCCATCTCTTGGTTCTTGATCGGGTCGTCAATGATGAATAGTTCAGCACCGAAACCGGTAATACCACCTTTCAAGCCGGCAGCACGGCATCGTCCTCCAGCAGCTGTCTCCCACTGCGCGACACCCTGTATGTTAGGGTTCTCCTCAACACGGAATATGTCTTTCGCGTACCGGTTGAACTTGTCCCGATTCCGTCTACTGAACCCTTCAGCAAATGTACCCTCGTAGCCGCAAATAATGACATTACCAGTAGGGTTCTTGCCAAGAAACCATGAGGGAAGTGTCTCGGTTATCGTGAAAGTTTTACTATGTCTTGGTGGCAGACTCAATAGCAATATGTCCAACGCCTTGTCTGTCTTGGCTTCCAAGAATGCCTGCACAACGTCACAGATGTACCGGTTGACGTGAGCCATGTAATAGCCCTCGTTCGCTACTCTAACATACTCCCCATAGTCCCGCCTGCACCGTCTCCGCTCTACCTCTCCCTCCAATGTGTTACCAAGCTCCTTGCCGCTCCAAGGACTTACGCCGTAACACCATGCAGGGTACTCCTTCTCGCCGTAGACAGGGACGCTGCCAATAGGGTGTACCCTCTGTACCGACGGTACTTCAGTTGCACTATTGACGTTCTCTCCTACTGCTTTAGCGTATGCTCTCTCGTCGATCATACTTATCTCTCCTTACTATGTGCCTGACTAAATACACCACACCGACTATACCAACAACTATCACGTCACTGTGCGCTATTATGATAGCTACTATCATGCTTGCGCCTCGCTGTCTGCAATGGGGGCAATAGTATCATCTGTAATAGTGCCACTGGAGGCAGTATGACTGTCTGCAATAGTGGACGCCGGGTCACCCTCTGTGTCTGCAATAGTGGACGCCGGGTCACCCTCTGTGTCTGCAATAGTGGCAATAAACCCATCGGGGCTGTCTGCAATATGACCACCCTCCGGGTCTGCAATAGCGGCAGTGGGGGTACCGTTAGGCTCCTCTGTGCCGGTGTCAGTGTCAGTAGGCTCTACCGTATACATCTTACCCCCGTCCCTCTGTTGCCTATACCTTAACAGCGCCTCCAGCTCGTCATCACTCATCTCCTCGTACTGACTCCTCCCTACAGTTACCTTAGACTCATCAATAGGCTTTGCTCCCACCGTATCCCGCACGAACACCGCAGCACTCGTGTCGAACCGCGCTCGCGCTGCTTGACAGTGGAATATCATCTCAAGCTCGCTCGGCTGTCTACCCTTACCCTTACCGTCTATTTCTTTCAGCTCTTCGCACAGCTTCCTATATGTATAGCTCTCTATTGCTCCCTCCCGCGTATCAATGTCCCCTATACACCCTATAGCCGGACTTAACAGTATTGCAGTACCTACACTCTTCCAGGCTTCACGACAATAGGCTGGATCTGCAAAGACGTTTCGTGTCTCTAATAGCTCTCGGTAACTCTTGTTGCTGACTATGGCTCTTTCACTCATGGTTATGACTCCTTTCTAACAGTATGTGTGCGCTGTGATATTACTATTATACGCTATATTTTGGAGAGGTACTACTTATTACGGGTTATCGAGTTAATATAGTTCAATATAGTTCAAATATGATAGATTTTTATGAGGGAAATGTATGAAAATCTAATACCAGCGCTCCTGAGCGACCCCGGATGCCCCGTTTTTTAATATGATTCAAACAATATAAGGTGTAAGGAAAAGCACCCACCCCCAACGGGGACAGGGTGAACCGCCTACAGGGCGTACAGGTTGGTGCCTGTAGCCTGTAGCGGGTGATCTTTGAAAACCGCATAGCACCGCCGCCCGTACAGTTAAGCGGGCGCACGGATACACTGTACACCATACACAATAAGGAGGCTTTATAGCTATGAAAATCACCAACAGAACCGCACTTGTAACCGAACCCGTACACGGGACCATTGACACAGTAGACAAGACACCCGCCCGCGCTGTGGAGCGTGTCACCTATGCCGGGGGCAAGTACTATCTTGTCACCGAACGCGACGGAGTTATCACCAACACGGAAATCACCGAACGGTCTATTGACCCGCGCACGGGGCGCGTGGATCTTGTGCTACCGGAGAATGAGGCGGGGCGCAAATTCTTGACCGTTGACAAGGTCGGCGCGGACGGCTACACACTTGTCCCGCGTTACGGCTACGCACCGGCAACCGACCCGGCAACATCGCGCACCAAGTCCGACCGCTTGCCGTACTGGTACGACGTCCTGACGGAAGAGGAGCGCAAGCAGTACGACAGCATGAGAACGGCAGCCATCGAACGCATGAATAGCCCGCGCTACGCGCTGGAGCAGCAGATCAAGAAGCAGATGGAGCAGCTGCAGAAACTGCAGGCGCAACTGGCAAGTATGTAACAACAAGAGGGGGCAACTGCTCCCTCAATTGTTTAACCATGTAGCCTAACCCATAGGCACAGAAGTAGGAAGGAGTAAACACTATGTACACAGCAAAAGACAAAGACCTCAACAGCTACTATCAGCGTTGGCTCAACAGTACAGAGAACACTATCTACAAAGCGTACGGTAGACCCTCTGTCTACAAGGTTCGCGCGTTTGAGCGTTGCGAGGACATTATGCATGAGTTCGACGGCTACAGTCTGCGCGTTGTAGGACACAACAGCAGCCAGTTCAGCGCAGCATTCACCACGGATACAGACTTCTACGTGATCACCAAGGATAACATCTACAGGATGGCGCTGTCGGAGGTGAAGTAACGCACACCGTAGACCCACCGTGGACACCCCATCGGCACCGAGCACGGGAGCGGAAATGTAGAATAAGAACAATTCTCGTTATAAAACATACTACATCAAGTATAGAATAAGAATTGTTCTCGTTCTAAAATTCCGCCCCTTCAGTTGACCATGTGCTACCGGGCATTAGCCCGGCTAATATCGGACACCGGATACAGTACACGGTAGCCCGGAGAATGCCTCACTATTGTACACCGTACCAGCGTCACAGCACGCCGTATCAGTAAGCACCCTAAAATACCCACACACGCACAGAGCCGAAATAAGGCACCGTAGAGGTCAATGCTACATCAGGGGTATAACTAATACCCTAATACCACAAAACGCCTTGTAGCACGCTCTACGAGCCTATAACACAAAGGAGTACAAACAATGAAACGTAATGCAATTACAGGAGAGTACACTTTCAACAGTGAAGAAGTCAACACCATTTCACTTGCTATCAATAACAGATGCGAAGACACATTGCAGCTATATCGTGTTGCAGTAAAATACAACCCCATCGGTATAGCAGAATACTATGCTAAGGAGTACAAGGCAGCTTGTGCTATCTACAAAGAGTTGTACCACAAAGATTACCCTGCAACTACAGATGAGGGTCCAGTACCAGACAGCACAAACAGCTAAACAGCAATATGCACAACACTTTTATCTCTCTAATTTTTATACCGTTTTTCAACAAAATTTTGTACCATATACCCTCTAACAATCTTAGTAAAAGAAAAAGTATAGATAGAGTAAGGAGGAGAAGAGAGGAGCTAAAAGAGAGTAAAAGTGGAGTTATATTAGAGGTTCAACTGTAAAAATTTTAGGGAAATTTGAATTAGATATTCTGAAGGAAAATTCGTAAATTGCACAACTGCACAGAGGGTAAACGTAGGGTCACTTGTACACCTTGTACATTCGTGACTGAACCGTTACGATTCTATAGCCGTAGTATCAAACAATTGACACCACTTGGACATATCTCATTAGGTACCTGGTTGTTCACACATTCTGTATACTGTCCATAGTTTGTACACAAGTAGTGATGATAGTCTAATTATTGATAGCATTTTGGGTAGGAAACAGTTTAGATACATTAGACATATGGGCGTAACAGCCAGTTCATTACATTATCTTCCAGTAGTGCAATATGCACAAAAACACTCCTAAACGGGGGCAGTTGTGTTGGAGGTACAGACGCGGTCTAATAATACACATAGGAGGCAAAACATGAGCGAAAAATCATACATTGAAGTGGCAGATATGGTAGAGTCCACTGCAGACAAGGTAGACGCGCCTGCCACTGCTGCTACTACTGCAACAGCCAAGGCAGACCCACTTGCTACATTGCAGTCCAAGCTGCAGTCACTGCAAGCTAAACTGCAACAGTTACAAGCTAAACTGCAACAGTTACAAGCTAAACTGCAACAGTTACAAGCTAAACTGCA